TCAGATTCCTGCGACATATCCAGAATTCAAACCTGCGAAATTGAGGAGAAATTGCCCAGAGGCACCATCGGCGATTTGCTTAGGCGGATCGAACTTTGCCCAAGCAATTAGCTTCCCGCTAGCGTAGCGCAGATAAATGTTGCCCGATCCGTTGTCGGTTAAATCGATTGCTGCACCCCCTGGCGTGGCAGCAATTTGGAAAGTCGGTCCAGATGGGTTGGAGGCGTAATAGATTTGGTTTTCTATCACGCCTCCGGGGAGTGCAATATTTGAGGTGATTAGTATTAGCTCATTGGCGGCCAGACCGTGAGCAACAGGGGTGGTGAAGGTGTTGCTGCCAGAATCGACGATGAGAGGCAGGTTTGCTTTGGCACTGGCGTTTTTCAGGATGGCGAGTCCATCCACTAAGAGTCCGCCTCCGATGGCAGATTGAGACTGAGAATCTAATCTTTCCTCGCGGCGATTGGTGCTACTCCAGGTGCCTGTGCCAGGGTTAAGAAGTTTTCTAGAGTAACCAAATTGCTCGATAAATTCAGAATCTAGGACTTGTTGGAGTGTAGCGGTTTCCGGCGTCCACAACGCGGATTCGCACAATAAAAGGCGGAAGGTTCCAGACCCCCAGAAAACTAACTCTTTTTCCTGGATTCCTGCTTGGAAATATCCTCCTGTATCTGGCATCAATCTACTCCTTTACCACAGTGATTGAGGTATCTGGGTTAATTTTAATTGGAATATTATTTTCATCGGCGATCGCCTGCCACTTCTCTATTTCCGCACTTGTCAATTGGGCGATTGACGGAATGAATTTGTTCCAAAGAGCAACAGCTATAGCTAAAGACTCTCCATCCTCTGCCTTTCCCCACGCCTGAGAAACTGTGTTGTTCCGCGTTGGGGAAACAGATGCGAGTGAATCCATTACTCGCTCATAAGCAGAGTGGGTAACGATCATAAATCTAAAAGCTGCGTAATCAGCTATTGCGATTGGCTCCGGTGGCGGGATAGTAGGTGCCAGTACCAAGTCTTTTAAATCTTCGCTACCCATCCATTTACCTTGATTACTTACGCAATCCTGCCATTGTTCCTCCGAAATCTCAATCGCCGTACTAGGAATTGAAAAATTGATTTCTGAGGAATAGAATCCTCTTATTTTTCTGGTATTTGGAGCAATATCTGCGTATTTCTTTATTTCGCTATCCACTTAAATTCCTACAGCAATTAAATTAAAACGAACGTTACCTGCGCCTGGATTAGGGCGCACTGTCACTTTACAATCATTTAGAGTACTGCCTGGCCCGATTGCAAAGACGCTGCTCCCTAGTACCCCCGTATCTCCGTTGGAGACTACAGGGACAACGAATCCAGTAAAGCTCACCGGATAAAGCAAGGTTCCATTCCCGTTGGCGTCAAGGCTGACGACATAGCTTCCGATTTGAACAAGCCATCCATCAGGTAACTTGTGATATCCAGATCCATTAGCTATAGAAGAAATACCTCCTAAATAGCTGTAGACATTAGCTCCGCTAGTTCTTGCCAGTAAGTTTCTTCCGAAACTTGTCGTTGTTAAAGCAGAAAGGTCTGTTAAAGTCTGACTCTTCAATTGCTTTTTGGTGTCCAATTCTGCAACCGCCGCCTGCACGGTGGTTGCTTCAAGATTTCCAGCAGGGGTAAAAGCAATTTTATTGGCTCCGGGGACTTGCGCGTCGGCTAGTTTTTGGTCGGCACCAAGTACCGCAATGCCACTTGCCGCGCCTTTTTCAGAGGAAGCGATCGCCCCAATGTCAGTCGGTGTTAGCGCGTCCGTCCCTCCTGTTTTATGGCTGGATTTATGGGCATCAGGTGGACGAGAATTGTTCAGTCTCATATCATTTCCCGCACACGCCTGTGATGCCCCTGTCCCCAGTGTCCGCCGACTCGCCACGTTCGCCGCTGCATCACTTGCTAGAGTTAGTTTGCTTTCTGCGATCGCGGCAGTTGAGGAGATATTCGCATTTACAATTCCCTCGGTTGGGATGTGCGTGCCGTTCCCGCTAGATGAGCTGTGAGTACTCAAGTCGGTGCCAAAAGCGTACTGCCCATGCGGATGGCTCGCATTGGTGTGGGCATTCATGTATGCCGCTGCCGTTCCTACGGTGTCGGCTCCAGTTTGAGCTGCCGTTACAGCGTGCGGATTAGCTGTACTCGTGTGGTGAGTTGCCGCCTCAGCAAGCGTGGTGTCGGGGGTATCAAACCAGTTGGGTTTCCCGGTAATTGACCTGATTCGCCCTGCTAACCAACTCAGCAGTTGCATTAAATTCCCGGTATTTCCAGGCGTGGCAAGGGTTGGATCGATGGTGCGCTGTTGAGTCTCAGTATCTGAGAGGGTAGGTAGTTGGGCGCTGGGCACTTTCCCTTGAGAGTCTAATGAGGCAACCCCGTTGGCAATTCCTTTTTCAGCAGAGGGAATTGCGCCGACTTGAGCGGCGGTAGTACCATGCGGGTTCGCACCTACGGCATTTCGATGGTTGGCGTTTGCCGTTACCGTACTGTTGGCGCTAACTCTCGTATCGGTGTAGTAGAGCCTGCTACCTTCTCCTAAGTGGCTGGTACTTTTGGCGGACAACCACTGATCGAGGCGTTGGGTATTGTAGTACTGGGAATGATCGTCGTCCCCCAATCCCGCTAGCATTCCATGATCGGTCACGCTGAGTCGATGCCAGCGACCCGAACCTTGATCTGGGGCGATGATCAAAATGCCATCCGCATTGCTGACAGAATCGGCAACGAATTGAAACCACGATCGCTCGCTAGGAACCAGCAAGCAATATTTATCTACCCGCTCTGAAGCGGGGATAGCTTTAAGCTGCGTTAAATCTGCGGCGATGTTGGCATAGCCAGTTTCGGGCATGGGTCAGGAGGGGGTGAGATCGCGCTTAGTGTCACCTCATCCTGCTTTAGTCGTTGGGTGAATAGTCAGGTCTATATTTTTCAGTTTTAGTGACGGCCTGGAATTTGCTTTTAAGGACTTTTCTTCTTACCTTGTAAGGTTTTCAGGCTGTGAGGGTCGCTCGTAACCGCTTTGCTTTAAAGCACTTAACTCAAACCCTAGAATCAGGATTGCCGCGATCGCCCGTATTGCCCAACCCGCAATCAACCCAATGGAGCGCCAGCCATATCGCTGGACAATCAATACTCTGTATTCCCCAGAATGCAATGCCTCTTCAATCGCCAAATTCAAGGCGGTTCGCGGCGCAATTGGAGCAATAACAAAATAGAACACACTGACAAGCACTTCAGCCACGACGATGACCGCCAGCAGATCAGCGTTGTCTAATTCGCACGCCGATCGCCCGTTGAAGAAGAATTGGCAAGCACGGTAGCGTCTGGAAAGTTCAGGGGCATCTGGGCGCTTGGGCGATCGCATCTCCAAATTCTTGATTACCTCCGGACGATGAGCGCCAATGCCGTCATAAGCCTCCCTAAGAAATTCTTCTTTAGGGGGTGGGAACTTGCGGAGGTGTCGAAGTTGCTCGTACCACGCCCTGGCGTGGTCGTACTCGGAATCGGCAGTTTCATGAAGGATTGCTGCTAGCGATTCATCTCCGGCTTCAGACGCACGGATCGCCGCACGGCGGAAAAACAGAGAGCAGCCCACTTCGCAGCGAGCCAATTGGTAGATAAAGTTATCGCGGTTCATTGATTAAAAGCTCATGGCGGTTAGGGTTTTGGTTGCTTGATTCCAGGTCAAGCAAGCGGCGTCGAAGCGATCGCTATTGTTGGGGTTACGGATGAAAATTGAGAGTCCGTAACAGTCGGCGGGGACGGCGAACTGGAAGCTGCCACCTCCCGCAGGTAGCGTCGTTACCCAATGGCGACCCGTCCAAGGTGGGTTGGTATTGTTGGATGGCGGCGGTGGGCAATAAGGCTCAACGCTCCAGCGCTGCACTTCTACTCCTGAGCCGACTGTTGCACCCAATCCAGGATCGAGTTCTACCGTGATGGTGTAAGCCTGCAATGGCTCCCATTGCTCGAAAATCAGCACCTTACCTGTTCCTAGAGCGCAGGTGCCACAGGTGATGGTGCCCGTCGTTTCCTGAATTTTGCCGATTAAGTCTAGGGGTTTTGGTAGAAGGAATTCTGGCGTGGGATACATTACGCCCCACTCGTTTGCGGTTACGTTACCCCAATCCCTTGCTGCGAGGTAGCGCCAATCCTTCAACAAGCGGAAGAAGGAACCACTCCCCAGTTGTGTGGATGCCTGAATGATTTCGGCGGTATTGTAGGGCAGGAATCGGAGATCGAAGCCAGAGCCGCTGCCCAGATTGACGACCGTAGGCAAGGTATAGGGCGGGATGAGGACTTCAGTGGACGGGGGCAGAACGACATTGCCAGAGCTGCCGTAGAAGGGACTGGCACTAACCCGCCCAATCCAAATGCCGTCGAAGCTAGCCGCGAATCTGGTGGGTGTCAGGGCGATGCTGAGTCCATCCATCAGGAAGGCTTGGGCGCTGCCATCGGGTTCCGTCCAATCACAGCGAGCCAAGGGGGAGGCATTAAAGATCGCGTCGTCCAAATCAATCGTGCAGCTTTGCCCCTTGTGTCGGCCCCAGAGGATCGCCCCTTCAATTTTGGCGATATTTTGCAGTTGAGCCGCGCTCGTGACGAGGGCAGAATCAACGCTATATTCCCGCTCTCTGTCTCGGAAACCACTGCCAGCTACCGGAGGAAATTGCACGACCTCTATAATCGGTTCTTCTGTAATTGCCACCTCGGGCGAAAAGCGCTCCGGGGCGGGAGGCGTAGTCTGCCCGGAATTCGATACTACTGGCTGTTTGTGGATGGTAATTAAGGAGTCCCGCAGGCTCTGGATCTGCGCCACTCCTTTCTCTTTGAGCAGCTCAATCGTATCGGGCTGGGCAATTCCATAGAGCTGGGAAGTAGACTCTGTAAATTCCCACTCCGAAGGATTTCTCCTGAGCAGTCGCCATTCCTGGCGCTGACGTTCGCTATTTTGCATGGCGAGGGGATTCATTACCACCAAGCCGCCGTTAGCATCTGGATCGGCAAGATCGGGAAAGTTGAATCCCCTTGGGCGTTGAATGAGCGTGTCAATGACCAGGGCCGGAACTGATTCACCCCCTTCTGTCTGCATAAACCCCTGGTTGCTGCCCGTGCCGATGACACTCCAACCCCCCGCACCGGAAACAGCCACCGAGAGGTTAGGTTTTTTCTCGACAGCTTTTTTAAAGTTGTATTCGTACTTCGTTACCCGTTTCTCCGCCAGAACCAATCGCTCTAGCCCGGAAACGATGACCTTTTGATCCGTACGAGCTTCTTGAACCGCAAGCCACTCACGCAAAACCACCCCTTTGGGGCGGTAGATTTCTGTCTCAACTTTGATCAGCTTCCCTTCATCAATTTCGTTGCACTCATCAGCGCCAGGGGGCGGCAGTTCGTAGAAGCTCTTTTCAACTATTTGCTCAGAGTTAATGAAGCTGTACTTTCCGGGAAACTTTTCAGGAAGGACTATTCCTAGTGGCTGCTTTTTGGTGGCGGTGACGGTTTTTATCCGACCCTTCCGATTAATTTCTTCTTGGCGCTGGTGGGTTTCCACCAAAATGAGTTTGCCGCCATCGGAGGCTTGAGGATCGACTAGTGCGGCGGGGCCGTAGCGCTTGCTGTCGTTAAATTCATTGTCTTTGGATGCTTTAATTTTTTTGCGGATGCCATGTACCACAATGCGCTCACAGGGGCTTTCGGCACCACTGAGGCGGTCGTAGGTAATGGCGTGGCTGATGACATTTTTCTGTAGTAGCGCCGGAGGAAAGAGACTCGCCTTTTTGACGTTAATCAACCCATCTTTGGACTGGTATCCGACGTGACCATTCGCCCAGCACAGTTTTCCAAACATGCTCACATAGCTCTCATTGGTGAGCTTAGGCAGGGGCATGTTGAGCGATTCTCCCGCCAAGCCGCCACTGTAGGGCAAGGGCATCCCCGCCTTGTTCAGAAGCTTGGAGGCGATTAAATCTAATTGTGTGGCTTGCCCTAACTTGATGCAGGCTCCTTCCCCAGCAGGCGTGCGAAAGTTGAGCAGCGAGAGGGCGCATCCTGCTTCAATCCGAAGTTCTGAAATTCCGTCATACTCGGAGCTGAGAATATAGAGCCAACCTAATACAGGAGCGCGCGTTAGAGTGCTGGAGTTGTTTATGAATACGTCAATCCTGTTGCCCCGCGCCCAGCGATTGTTAATGCGGTCATTGAGGCTCTCGCCAAAGCCCAAGGCAGGCCCAAGGGTAAAGTTGGCGTTGAGGAGAATCAGCCCGGATTGGTCGTAATGCGAGTATCCCCCCGCCGCAGTTTTGAGAGCGATAGTGCAATCAGCGCCCCCAATACTGAGGGAATAGGAACGGGCGGATACATTGATTACGGCGGCGGCTGTCATTTGTTCAGCTTCGGATTATCCGAAGATAGGTTTAAGCGGAAACTAAAACTGACTCCTGCAAAGTGAGGGTACAACTCCGGTAATATCCCAATGCTGAAAAAACCGGAGGCTCTACCATCCAGGCCTTAAATTGTGGGAAGTAGCCTACATGAGAGGAGCCAATCAGAGATTCAGTTGCACCAGGGGCGATCGCCCTTGTTCTGGGCAGTCTTTCAATGTATTGCTGATAGGTATCAACCAGTAAAATATCGGCGGACGCATAGGGTGGCATCCTGCGCTGACGGTCAAATTCGGCGTATATAGCCTCTAATACCAGTGCTTCTTCAGGCAGTAAAACGGCAGTGATTGTCCAGATGAATTTAGGCTCAAACGATGATCCATCGCCGATGGGTGTGCCATGAATGCTGTACTCTAATCCTCCATAGGGTTGGATTCTCGCCCTTGGGAACTTAGGGTCAGAACAGCGATTGATAGTCAGAGATAATCCGTTAATGCTCAACTTTAGACTCATAAACCTGCCCCCCGTGCTGCGTTGCGGGATAAATTGGAATAAATACGACCTGCATCTTTAACCGGGTTAACTGCATTGACCTGAAGCGTTGAGGGTCTCGCCGCTAGAGACTGAATGCCCTCGTTGAGCTTCTTTAACTCTTCAATGGCGTCCTTGCCACTGATGGCCGAACGCATCTCAACGGATGCGGCTTTGATTGGGTTCATGTCTCGGAATTGATTAGCCAATTCATTTATGTTTCCCATACCGTTTTGCTGTAGCATCAACGAGAAGAATGGGTTTTCACGCATCGACGTGGCTGAATGCAGTAAGTTGAGTTGTTGGTCTCCCGGCTTCTGCAAGGTCTGCTCAAATTGGCTGCGAGCGCGTCGCTCTTGCTCCCATTGGGCACTGCCAACAACCAGGCTGTAGCTGCTTGTTGGTTTGCTTGTCGAACTTCCGCCAGCTCCTCCTGCCGTACTGGATGTAACTTCTTTTGTTTTTTTCTCCTTGGCGCGGATGTCCGCCTCTAGACGCTCTTTCTCTCGCTGCTGATTGGCTTGTAGAGCTTGCCGCTCCATATCCCTCAACTTGCCTTGCTGTTCGTAGGCTTGCTGCATTTGGGAACTAATCTGCTGCCTGAGAGACAGTGCCTTTTCAAGTGAATCTAGCTCTGCTTGAGAGGCTTTGGCAGCCTTAGCTTTTTCCAATGCTGCTTGTGCCTCCAGTTCGGCAATCTGAGCCATCAATACCGCTCGATTTGCCTCAATAGCATTTTGTGATTGGGACAGCTCGAAAATTTGTCGTTGAATGGCTTGAGACTCGTTGAGATTGTTGAGCTTGATTGCGGACAACTGTTGCTCAATTTGGAACTTTTCAGCGTCAGAAGACGCCTCCGCTAACTTGATTTCTAGACGCTGTTCCTCTAGGGAGCCAAGAGCGCCTGCTAGATTCAACTGGGCATTAAGAAGGTCAAGCTGACTTTTTCGGGCATTAGCAATAATGTCGTTTGCCTGTTGGTCAAGCTCAATCTGATTTCGACGCGCCTCGGTTTCTTGTTCAATATTCCGAAGCCGTTCTTCTTGAGAGCGTTTCTGTTCTTCCTCAAGTAGTTTTTGGGCTTGGAGCTGTCGATCGATCTGTTGCAGGTTTAACTGCCCCAGTTGCTCTTCTAGTTGAAGCTGCTGTTCAGTGGCTTCCTTTTGAGTCAGAAGCCCCGACATTTTGAGCTGATTGACTTGAGCAAGCTTTTGCTGAGTGGCAGCAATTTCTTTTTGGGTGGCATTGGCTTGAATCTGCTCAATATGTTTTTGCCCCTCTTCCTCTGAAATCTGCCGCGCTAGCTGGAGCCGTTTGACTGCAATGATCTGCTGGTCTGTAGACTGACGAATGGCAGATTCAGCACGCTTATTGACTTCCTCAATCTGCTCAAGTTGTTGGCGCTTGGCTTCTTCCGCTCTACGGCGTGCCTCTTCAGCAAGTTGCTCCTGCTTGCGAGCATACTCCTCTGCCTTGCGCTTCTCTTCTTCGGCAAGTTGTTCGGCTTTCCGTTTAACTTCCTCGCGCTGCTTTAGCTCGCGGTCGAGGAACTGCAAGTTGGCGTCTGAGAGTTTTTGGTTAAGTTCGAGTTCTTTGGCTTTGGCTTCCTCAACCGACAATGAGCCACTGGCGCGAAGCTTCGCAACTTCTGAGATTTGCTTTTTGATTTGAGCTAGTTCGGCATTAAGGCTATCTGTTTTGATCTGCTCAATTTTTTGGGTTGCCTGTTCTTCACCAATTTGACCTGCTAGTTGCTGGCGTTTGATAGCTGCAATTCGGTCTGTCTCGGTACGCTGGATAACTGCCTCAGCTTCAGAATTTGCCCGTCGCAAAGCTTCCAGCATCTCTTCCTCAGCCGCCTTCTTCTCCCGGACAACTTGCTGGGCTAGCTCAATGCGAGTCTGAGCAGTCTCCTGTTCCAGTTGCTTTACTTCTTCCGCTAGTTTCTTTTGCTGGTCTGTAGATAAGCCAGCAGTGGAATCGATTTTTTTGGTGACAACATCACGATTGAGTTCGGCGCGGATCTTTTCAAGATTTTCTTGATTGAGCCTGAGCTTTTCGGATAGATAGTTTTTCTCTGCCTCCAATGACTGCTGATTGGCTTGTTCTTCAGATAGCCGCCCCTCTGCCTGGGCTTGAATGATCGCCGCCCGCGCACTAACAAAGTTTTGCTCCAGGTCAGAAGTCGCTTTGGCAAAATCATTGCTGATTACCTGTGCAGTATTGGTGGCGGTATTTGCCAGTTCATCAAAAGCAGTCTTTTCCTTGGTAAGGACATTGAGTTGAATTTGCAGTTGACCGCTCAATTCCTGCGCTGCTTTCACCCCTACGTTGGCGGGGTCAATCGCTTTCAGGCGCTGTTCAGTTTGTGTGATTGCATTGTTTAGCGCTGCCTGTGTTGCCTGTACTTGTTTCTGAGCTTCCACTCGCTGCTGGAGAAGCTGCTTTTCATCCTCTGCGAGTTTTTTAATTGCTCCTTCATTTTCTGGATTTATGGACAGTTTTTGAGCTTCCAAGCTTTTGAGCTGAGAATCGATTGCCTTCAATTCAGCCAGTGGCCCCTGCCCAAATTTAAATTGCTCGCGTAACTGGCGAGCTGCATCGGCTGTTTTCCCGCTGACTTCTCCCAAGTCGGCGATCGCAATCCGAATATCATCCAGTCGTTTTTGGGCATTGGTGGGGATATCTAGAAGTTTATTGAGTCCGAATTTTTCATCTAAATTTTTTGACAAAAATGGCAAATCATTCCACTTGCGAACCAGGGCATCTAACCAATCGGTGGGAGCTGGCTCTTGTGGAAGAACATCTTTAATCGTTTGTCCTGTTTTGCTTGCTGTGCTTGTGAGACTTTCTAATGAAAGTTCAATGGACTTGATAGAGGTATCAAAACCTTCAGCGCCATTTTTTACGCGATCCATAATGCGGTAGAAGGTTTCAATGGCGGCATATGCAACTGCTACTTGGATGGCATAGGACTTCAGTACTCCAGTATTTGCGAACACTTTGTCCTTGATGACATCGAAGCCTCCTGCAAAGTTGATTAAGGCTGGAATAGCTTTGAAAATTGAGGCAATGAGAAGAGCATCAAGAGTTGTAGAGAAAAGCTCTTCATTGGCTGTAGCAACGTCTAAAGCACCGGAGAACATATTGAGTGCTGGAGTTCCCACTTCCACCCAAGCTTTCCCCATTTCGACTTGCAGAGATTGAAGGGAATTATTGAAGCGGTTTACTGATGCTTCAGCACTCTGGCTAGCTCCTACAACCCCTGTCTGCGTATTAGCTGCTAGCTGAGCCGTGAACTTTGGAATGAAATCCTCTGAGGCGACTGCCCCAGTGGAAATCAGTCCACGCAGCTCGCCCGTAGTAACGCCCAAAGCCTGCGATGCTGCTTGGAATGCACCGGGAAGCCGTTCTGATAATTGATTAAGTTCTTCAAGCTGAATCGTTCCACCGCTCAAACTTTGACGCAGAGCAAGAAATACGCCTTCAGTCTCGGCGGCTGAAAGTCTCATGACTGCTGATGCTTGAGCAACATCCTGAAATATTTGCTTGGTTTTTTCCCCTTTGAGATTGGTTAACTGAGCGGCAGCAGAAAGTTGAGCAAAGCCCTCAGCCGAAGCATTGAAGTCAGTTCCTAAATCGTTAGAGACCTTGCGAAGAAACTCTAAATCTTCTGACACGCCCCTAGCTGAACTAGAAGTTACATCTAAGCGATTGGCTAGATTTTCGGCTGCTTTTGCAGCATTGAAATTTTGCTCTAGATCGCCAAAAAACTGATCAAAGATATCGCTTGCTGTCTGCCAGGAACTAAAAAGTGTACCTGCATCTGCTATATCTTTAAGTCCGGCTCGGAATTTTTCTAGAGCAGACTTGCTTTTATCAGCGGTCTTGCCAAATTCATTGAGGGCGGACTGCCCTAGCCCCAAGCCACTACGGGCAGTTCCTGCCGCAGACTGGACATGCCCAAATGCTTGGGACATTCCGGTAGCCGCTTTTTCAACTTTTTCTGCTGATTCGACATATTCTCCAAGAACTGAGGTGCCTAATCGAAAATCGGCACCTAGGGACTGAAGAAGATCGCCAGCGGTCGCTAAAGCAGGATGTAGAGATTTAATACGGGCGATCGCCTTTTCAATTCCATCGTCGATCAGCTTTGCTAAGGAAGTTAGAACATCCTTGACGAGATCTGCATTATTTGCAATGCCAATGAAGAAAGTACTGGCAGCATTGGCTTTCCCTTGAATATTTGCCAAAGCATCATCGATCCCTTGGATGCCAAGCGTAATTCCCTGTAGTGCAGGCAGAGCCAATTTAACAGCATTGTCAGCCCCCGAAGCTAGCCCATATAGGCTATTGAGCTGTCCTAACCCCACTTGCTCCAGCATTCCCTGCTGAATTCCAGCAAGCGGCCCCTCGAACAAATCCTCTTTAAGAAAGGCAGCAATATTGCCTAACTCTAGAATTCCGATTTGTCCAACCGCTTGGAATCCTTTTTCTAGGTTGCCTAGTAGAAGTTCTGTGGTGCTTAATCCTGTGTTAAGGCGCTCAATATCGTTGGCAATACCAACGAAAAATGCTTGCGAAAAAGTGACAGCCGCAGTTGCAGGAAAAGCTCCCAAAAACATGCCGCTGATGGCGGACGCTGTATCTGCTGCCTCAGAACGAACTTGTCTGAGAGCATTTTGAATTGGTGCCCCATCAGCGGATAGAGTTAGCTGTAGCTGCCCTAGTTCCATGTCACCTCAACTGCTGGCGATACAAAACAGCAAAGGTTTCTTGGACATTCATCTCTTGCTGAGCAATTTGCGTCCAGGGTCTACCTGGTATCTGAGTGCCGTTTTTTGTGACATACCCCTCGTGAACTGGAGCGGCGTATTCGAGGCTCCAAGCAAAAACGGCTTCTGTTGGGCTGGCAAATACCATCTGCTGGGAAGATCGCAGCCTGCCAGTATCCACAATGTCGAGGGGGCCGCTCCAGCCAGCCCACGTTCTCGGCTCGGTAATGACTTCAGAAAACTTGCGCCCTAACAACAAAGCTGTTTCTGCAAAAGCTTTTTCAGTGGCAGCGTTGATCGCCCCGACGTTTATAGTGAGCTTGTAGTTTGTCATTACTTTGCGGCGGATTGGATTTGTTCGATGTCTAAGTAGCCTGTTACCCAGGTTGGGATTTTTGCTTCCTTAGCAAGTTTTAAAAATGTTCTGGCAGCAGCAGGAGAGATAAGCTCTTTGCACATCTGCTCATACAGTGCCTGCCCGTACGGGTTGAACATGCTCGATTTGACTTTCTTGGCTCCCTTGAGAGCGCAGATTGCCAATGCGGCTTGAGCAACGGGAGTTGCCTGCATATTGGCAACTTCTAACTGGTGCTGGTTAAATGCCGCTAGAGCCTGCTCTATGAGCAGGATGGGGCATCTGCCAAAGTTCTTGGCGTTGAAGCGTTCTTCGTTTGGAAATGCCAGTTTTAGCCGCCAGTAGATTTCGTTCCACTCGAAGGTTTTTTTGGGGCTGAATCCTTCTGTTCTACGCTGACCTTACCCCGGTTCATTTCGTGGGTTGCCCAAAAGTCAAACAGTTTTTCTAGCAAGAGCATTCCCCCAATTACTTTTCCTTGGGGTAAATCCCAGACTCTGGCAAGAGTCTTTTCCCGGTTCCAGTTAGGGTCTAACCGTGACTTGATAACTACGGTACAAACGTCGATTTTGAGGTCTAGATCAGCCTCAATATCCTGGTTTTTGATTTTCTCTCGATCTATGGCGCTGTAAATGCGGCGAAATTCACGTTCTTCGCAAACAGTCGAGCAACCATACCTGGGAAGCACAAGCTTGCCACAGCCAGGGGCAGATATTTCTTCATGCTCTTCGCCAAATAGAGTCTCATAGGGTTCTGTTTCTGACACGCTTTATCTCCACGTCGTATGCGGGTGTTTCAATATTTGGGAAAAAGACCTGATACTTTTCTTTGGTGTCAGGATCTGTCAGTTCGCACTCCTCAAGTGCCTCGTTAACCACGAGGATGCCGATCAAAATACTGTCACTTCCAATTTCGCAGTGACAAGCAAAAACAGCTTTGCTTTTGAGGAGTGAAACGAACATTAAGCAACAGCTAGAGGCGAAACCTCCAGGACATCGCCAACGAAGGATGCATTCAAATCCATCGTCACGAAGTTATCTGTTGGTGCGGAATCGGGCGCACCCGTAATAAGACCTGCTCCTTCAATTACGCGCCCCGTGCTGAAGGCATCGCTAGGAGGTGGAAGTTCGCGCCGAATCCAAATCGGGATTCCTTGATCTGCTGCGTGCAGGCAAGTAATCAATCCAGCATTCTTTTCGTAGTAAATACCAGGAAGGGAAATGTTCTTCTCAGAACCTGTCGATACACCGTCTCTGGTGCCTCCATCATCATAATGATTGACAGAAGCCATGTTGTAGGAGCGATCAACACCGGAATCGGTGCGATCCCACATTTTGACGGGGAACTGGGCAGTTGCCCCAGGGGGAATAGCTTCGTCCAGTGCCCGAACGCTTAAAGCTGTCGATGTTGGTTTTGCGGAGACGACGGCAATAAACTCGTTACCGTCCTCGTCCACAAACAAAAGCCGTTGTCCTGACTGAATAACATTAGTCGGAGCGCCAGCTAGAGTAATTGTTGTTGCTCCTTTGGCGGGGCCAGCGGCTCCGATGGCGAGGGTTTCTGGAGTGGGCTTGATGCGATCGCCCGGTTTTTTGCCGAGCAGCGCGATTGTGATTTTTACATCTTTGCCTCTGATAGGCGGATGTGCCATTTATTTGCGTCTCCTGATCAAGGGGTGTTCAAGCTCGATAGTTCGGCTTTCGATGTTGTCTAGCTGGCTAATTGGAAGGATTCGAGGGCGGACAAGACTTATCTCTGGTAGCTGGTCAATTAAGCGATTTGTGGCTTCTACAGTGTCATCATCAGGATTCCATTGGCGCAGTTCTAAGCGCGATTGATAGATTACAAGGTTGGCTTCTACTAAGGGTTGTAACGGAGATTCATAGGCAAAAATCAGGGTCACTTCTAGTCCCGACGCTTCAGTTCCTTTCGGCGGATAGCTGGGATGCCAGATACTAATTGCCGGAACAGTTTGCCCATTTGGAAAGGTGTAGGTTCCTAGGAGGTCTGAAAGGATTGCCTGAATTTTGTCTCGTAGCGTGATCGCATCCATCCTCAGACCTGCCTTGTAAAAATGCCGTGAAACTTAGTCCCTGCTTCCCTTTCAAACTCAGGTATAGGTAAGGTTTGGCGCTTCAAGGTGAACTTCCCTTTTAGCTCTCCGACTTCTGCTTGTGCTATGGCTCCATCTTTAATTGAGGCTGGAAGCTGCATTGGCAGGACAGCATAGCCAATCATCGGCTCCTCTTTCTCACCAATGCCAGGGAAGAACAGCTCGCGAGGGCGATTATCAGGCTTAAAGTAGCAGTGAACTGTTAGGGACTCTGTTACTGGAACAGGATTTCCTCTGCTATCGCTCCCCATCTGTGCAGTGGGTACTTGAAAGGTTAAAGTGGCGTTGACCCGGTCTTTAAATGGGGAGCGGCTAGTCTTGAGTTCTTTGAGCATTGCTCTAACGGTTCCTGGTATCAGTTCAGTTGCTAAAGTTCTTGAAATCGACAGTGAGGTTCATGTTTTGGGAAGCACCCTAGATAATGGCGAATTTGAGCGCAGCTACGACATTCCAATTAATTTCTCGCTCAAATCAAACGATGTGAATTTAGTAGGAGCGACTTTAGTTTTTGAAGTCAAACACTACACGAGTGGAATGGCTTCACTTCTTACCACTAAAACAACCTCAGACGATTCAATCAAAATTGTTTCTCAAACGCCTGGGGAAATGTCCGCTTCGACAACCCTAGAAAAAACGTTGTTTGATTCATTGCCGTCGTCGAATCCAATTACTTTGAGTTATCGGATTCGAGCAACTGTTGACGGGCTTGTATTACCCGTTGGTAAGGGAAGTTTTGTTTCTAAACCGGAATCTCCCTAACTTCGGACGAACCGAAGTAGTTAGGGAGGGGAATCAGGGTAGATGCTAAAGCTGCCTTGATCTTTGAGGGTGTACCGAACTCCCAGCCCATCATCAACCTCTAGCTCAAACCGGAATTCTGTTTCTTTAAAGACTGCCGCTGTATCTGTTCCGTAAATGAAGACATTAGCGGTTACTAGCTCCTTTCCTGTTTCCGGATCTACTCCCTGAACTGGAACAGTAATCCCTTTCCCTTGGGATTTGGAGATGAGCAGCGTTTTTCCTCCGATTTCCACCGTGCTAGCAGCCCGGAAGTAGATTTGGAAATTTGCTAATCTCTCCCCAATAACGCGGACTTGTAAGGTGTACAAATCTCCCGCTCTGAGCCTTTGTCCAGCTAAGAAAGTCCCTCCAGCAGAAATTGTGCCTTCTGGCTTCTGCATGGGGTTTAAGTACAGCACCGCTGGCACAGATAGGGCAAAAACTGTTTGGACTGGCTGAGGAGCCAACCGATGGTTTCGCTTCAAGGGAACAACTTTGCCATCGCTCTTGAAGCTCAGCGAGGTTGACTCAATCTTTCGGATGCGGTTGACGGTTGAAACACTGGTCAGGAAGCTCGTTGCAATTAGTCGAGGTGCGAACTTACGCCGTCGCTTAACCAGTGTGACCGCAACGGCAAAACTTGAAGAGATAGGAGATGGAGTGATTGCGACGAGGGGCATTTAGTCCACCGAGATAGAGAGGGAATTAGCCGCTACAAAAGGGATGTCGTACTGGTCGATAGATGTGGCAGGGACTTGATTGCGTCCGCAGTAGTTACCCCCGGTCGCATCGTCAAAAAAGATCAGATGGCTAATCAATCCTTGGCTGCCCGTGCTTTCAGACCATACGATTGGCTGGGCATTAGTTTTTCCCTGACCAGGTAAAACGGCTGGAAAGTAGACGGTATTATTAGCGAAGGCTACTCGCCCATAGCTAGGCTCAATCGGTTCGGCTCCAGGTGCGGTATCGTTCGGCGTACCTGTGACGTAGCCGACATACCAAGTCGGCGGGATCTGGCGGGGAACGCCGCCGAATATGTGATCCAGCCATGCATTCTTCACCAGTAGTGAGAAGAAGCCTCCGGGCTGAGCTTGAATAGTAATGCTGCCACTTGGGATTAACAAGCCATCATTCATCTGGACTAATTTGGCAGCCGGGAGCTGGGCATAGGCAACGGCGTTCCCTGCAACCGCGCTGTCCCAGATGACTAGATCGACCACTGACCCAATGTTCGCAGTAGCTAGGTTGGTTTGGATATCTGCCGTAACGGTTTTGAGTCCGTTAACAGCGGCGGGAAAGTTAGCCAGATTGTTAGCAACTGCTACCCGCGTCATATTTCCCGAAACGGGTTCTGCTCCCGCCCCCGCTTCACCAGATGCAGTTAGGGTAAATCCGAAGTAGAGCGTGCTGTTGACCGCCCAGTTGACTCCCCCTAATTCAGCATTGAGGATTTGAGCTTCTGCCCAATTTGTAAAACTTCCTGGCATCTTCTTCCTTATCTATAGAGCTTGTTTGCTTATCTATAGAGCTGAACTCTATAGATAACTATTTCCGACCAATCAATAGGCTTGAAATTCCATTGAACTAGTGTGTATTGCTCGATGTCGTCCGATAGGGATGTCCATGTATTGAGCAAGTTCATAGGCTTTCGCCAGCTTTAGCTGTTCCATCCCGCTTGTCCGTTGCCCTGGTGCCCACTCGACAACATCAGCTTTTGTAAGAGCGAAGCTGGTTGAGGATTGCTCTGTAGCGATCGCCTCTTCTAGCTCATCCAGTTTTTCGAGGACAGTTAGCACCATTTGGCACAATAGCTCGGAGCGATTCACTATTTCGGCTTTCTCATGTACCTCCCCAATTTTGGAAGGCGCAAGTTTTAGATGCTTGATAACGCGATATTCATCGCTCAGAACTAGAGGCACGGCTCTCCTTGGGCTTTGGTGTGGTCGTGACTAAACCTAACCGCTTTGCCATATCTTCAGGAATTTCGACCTCCTCACCCGCTGGATAAATCTTGCCGCCATGAATGTAGGATTGATCGAGATTAACTTTCATTAGCTAATCCCTTTGATGACAGCGATCGCCTCTGGCTCAAGGACAACTGGGAAACTCGTTTGGTATGCTTCTCCTTCTAAACGAGGCGGCTTATCAGTTTTTGAGACGACATTGATGACTCGACCTGGCCCAGTTTGACCCACCGCCCGACCAATCGCGTAGTATCCCAAAGTGTCTTGGATTGGCAAAATTTGTCCGTCACCTAAATCAAGATTTTCATCTCTGCCTGTTGAGCAGATGAAAACCATACAGTCATCGGGCAAGAATCGTATTGAACCGTTTTGTGTGCGGTATTGTAAATCGTACAGTTCAATGGGGGGAAGTCCGTCTGCTCCAAAAATGGCATCAATAGAGGCTTTCTCCGCGCGACCTGGAACTCCCTGAATCTGACCTGTAGGTGAAACCTGAACTCGGCTAGTACGAGTCCGAACCTTGTCATTATTTCCCATGATGCTGGTGACTTTACGCCCCGATACAATCCGGCTAACCATATAGCCTTTGGCATAAAGCAGATCAACCATGCTGAAGATATCGACAAAGGGGTCGTAGGTATCGTCTGACCAAGGTGTGACGGCTGTAACGCGGTGCCCTGCTGGATTGCTGAAGTTAACAATTTCCTGATAGCTGTTGTCGCCCTGACGGACAACTTGGGCGTTGACAATTGCTTCCCAGCGCTCTTTTTCCGACTTCTCGCCTAATGCTCTGTTGAGGACTACATCTGCCCAATTGGCGACTTGTGCCATTGCTTCCATTGAGCTGCCGCGCCCTAGAAGCTTGATGAGAGCATCGTATTGTCGCCCATTCAGGTCACGGGCGATGTCGGAGTTGCCCAAGTCAACATCAACGAATCCAATTAAGTCTCCGTCTTTTTTCTGGGTCGGGCTGTAGCGGGTGCCGTCATTCGCTACAACGGTACGGAATTTCACCTCATCCTCGCGAAACATATTCTCTTCAACTGGACGCTCAGGCAAAATCTCGGCACCGATATAACGACGGCGAGGAGCTTGAAATTGAGCAAGAGGATTTCGGGCAATTTGAGCAAATTTACCCTCCTCTTGCATCTGACTAACGAGAGTTAATAAATCCATCTAATTAGACAACTCCAGTGGTGGTTTGGTATAAAGCGCGAATTTTGTCTTTGAGGGCAGTAGCCATCGTTGCCCAGTCAGGCAAGAAATTTTCTTTGACTAAGCTGTTGTGGCGGTAAAGCTCGCAATCTGCACAGAAAACGGCATCCGTTACGTCGAACGCCAATAAATAGATTTCCTCATCGGTGGCAGCGGCTACTCCGAAGCCAGTTCCCGCTGTGCGTTCTGCGAAAGTCCGACCTAGTAATGTGCCGGATTTAATAGGCTTGCGCCCTTCTACATCAGCAGCAAAATCAGCCGGATTGATGCGTGCCCCGCCTGGAATTAGGGAGTGACGATCTAGAAAGTCCCCTGCCCAAGCTGGCGGAGTAAGTTGAGGGGAGGAAAAATTAACTCTTGCCATGTTTAAGCCTTCAAATAGTCAGGAACTGTGTAGTTATTAGTCAGGTAATCACCAATTGGATCGGTAGAAGCCTTGCCGCTAGCACTTCCGCTGGGTAGCTGCGTTTTGGTGGTATGAAAAAGTGCGGGAAGAAAAGGCTTCCAGGTTGCGGAAGCTTCGGCATACTCGCGCAGTGCTTTGCCACCAACAGTGACGCTGTTGTTATCGGCGATCGCCAGTTCATCAGAGCAGCCCGTCAGGAGTTGTTCGAGAACTTCTGCAACAGCTCCAGACTTACTGGCCGCGCTCTGAATGAGAGAACGTTTTTCTGCTTGAGTTAATTTTGTTTCTGCTTCTTTCTTGGCGGCTTCTGCTTGCTCTACCTGAGTTCTGACTTGCTTCAAATCGTCTGCCAGAACTTTCACTTTATTGGCAGAGGATTGCAGCTTTGCCTCAAAATCTTCCCCTTCAGCGCCAGAAGCTTCTAGGATGTGAGAAGTGAGTGTTTCAAGTTTCTGGTTTTGTTGCTCTAGCTTGCGTTGGTCAGCAAGCAACCCAGAAACTTTGCCCTGTATAGCTTTGATAATGTCGTCGGCATCGTCGAAGTCTGCTAATGCAGCGATCGCGTCTTTGTAGTCCACAAAAGCCTGATGGTTATAGTTCTAGGCTCATTGTGGGGCGCTAACTTTTTAAGATTCAGTCTCAGATTTTTCAGGGGATAGAACTATGAAGGATACGGCGATTGGCTTATCTTTAGCTGAGAACTCGACTATCTCCCCTCTGACGGCTTGCTTCTTCTCTACCGGACTCCCATCAGCAGCTTGGTAGTACACCAGCGCATAAGCCCCATTGTTAGGCGTTGACCCTTCTACTCGTTCAATTTTCATCAGATAACTCCTCTAGGCGAATTTGGATATCAGACTGTAACTGCCGACGCTTCGCTTCAAGCCTGGCAGTTCTTTGCCCAAATCGCCGCTCTTTAGCGGTGGCTCCCCGCTCTGCTGCCTCGCGTCGGCGTTGCAGTTCCCGCGTATTTTCTGCAAGCTCTCGGCGGAGAGTTTGCAAGCGAGAATCGCTTTCAATTTGCTGACGACGGCGTTGTTCACGCTCCGAAACTGTCTGTCTCTCTGCTGCTTCTGCTTGTCCTTCTTCTGTGAGGGCAAACTCTGGCTCTTGCGAGGGTTGAGCGAAAGTAAGGAAGTCTTGCTTGACTCTCGCTCTCAGTTCAGTAAGTTGGGCTTGCAGTTCTTCTGCCGTTCGAGCTTTGCCATCAATTTCATAAATTAACGGTTGTGACAAATCGCTTTCTGCTCGCTGCTTGATGGCGGCACTATCTGCCAAGCCCTCTTCAATCCACTGGGCAATTTCTGCCCTTGCGGCGGTCAATTCTTCCTGGAAGGCATTGCGAGCGCGGCTGTAGGTTTCAGATTGGCTAATTATGGTGGCGGGGTCAGCTTCTTCGTCATCCAGTAAGATCCTCACGTACTCCTGATTCCAGGTCTCCAAATCGTTGAGTATCTTCTGGCTGTATTGCAGCAGATCGGCTACAGAGGTGGTTTCTGGCTTCTCCAGAAGTCGTTTAAGTCGAGCATCTGATGTGCTGCCTTCAGTCGCTGCTGCATCGCGAATCTGCTGCCACTCAGTAGCAAATTGCTCTGCTCTTTGCAGTGTTTGGCGCGAGACTTCGTTTGGATAATCCAAATCCTTTTCTAGAGCGGTGATTGTGCCGTTGATCTGACCGATAAGTTTGCTGACCCTTTCGGCTTCTTTACGCAGGCGGTTTTTAGGAGAATCGGATTGACCCTCATACACGATCGCCAAATCGGAGGGAATCTCCCCTGCTTCCCATTGCTTGGAATCAATCAGCAGTGCCACTACTCGCGGCGGATAGGTACGCAGGGCAATCAAATTTCTCTCGATAATTTGTAAATTTCGCTCTACCTTGCTAGCCATGTTGTTCGATGCTGATTGCCGTTGCAGCACATAGTCGTCTGCTAACTTTTGCTGCTCCTGGCGCTTGGTGTTGAGGCGATCGCTATAGTTTTGCCTCAGAAGTCGATAGTTGTTAACTTTCTTAGGTAGTTTGCCTTGCGTTTGTCTCAGCGCCAGGGATTGCTCATACTGCTGGCGTTTGCTGGAGTCGAGTTGGTCTACCCTTGTGGGCAGCTTTTGAACACGGCGCTGCAAATCAGCAAGCTGACTGCGAGAGTTGCTGGCGCGGCGCTGTACCTCTTCCAAACTGCTTGCCAGTTGCTCCAGCTCCTGAATACGGGGTGCTAAATCCCTCCGGTGGAGTTCCTGGGGAGATACCACTGATAAATCGCCGATCTGTTCTCGGATTCGCTGCAATCCTCTCAAAGCCTGAGAGCGCTCTGGGGAACGGTCTGCCTCAATGAGTGACTGTTGAGCCTCGTCGAATGATCGCGTTAATCCGTCAATTTCTTGCTGAACTTGCTTGCTCTTTCCGTCAGATTTGAGAGTATCTCGGCGAGTAGTGAGATCACTTAATAGCGCTTGTAACTTTTGAGCCTTACTGCGGACAGCCGCTGCATCAGCTCCTGATTTCTCTAAGGCTCGGATTTCCCGGTCAATAGATTTTGCCTGCTTTTGCAGCGCTTTGATTTGCTGGGGAGCATTGTCAAAGTAAGGAACGCCTAATGGGTCGGCGATACGGCGGTAGTTGGTCTCTAGAGCCTCTACCTCTCGATTAGCTTCCTCAATGCGCTGCGATTGAATTCGGGCTTGTTCGAGGGCAGATTCTTGCTTACCCTGAAACTTGGCAATGGCTTGCTGTCCATCTGCAATAGCCTTTCTCGCCTTAGCTGTTGTGCGCTGTTTAGCAGCCAAGACTTCCGCCTGTTGGCTGGCTTTTTGGATAGATTTGCTGACTTGTTCCGTCTGAATCCGCACATCGCTAACAATCTGAGGGCTGCGAGTATCTGGTCTACTTTCCGGTGGTGGGGCTACTGGCTTGGGCTTTTCTGGATGCCGATACTTGAGCATCCGAGCGATCGCTTCATACCGTGCAGGAGAAAAGCGTTTGAGGTGGTCTGGAGAAACAAAAAATTCTTTGACTGAATCGGCAAAGTCCTGTGCTGCCCCTGTTAGTCCATAGCCAGTCGTGGCACGCTCCTTCTGCATGGCTTGCCAGTACTCGGAGTTTTTTGGCGGTGCCAGACTTCCCCACTCTTGATAAGCCTTGAGGTAAGCCATCTGTCGGAGTAGTTCATCTTTTTTGGCTTGCCCTGAGTAGAAACTGACAGAGCCATCCTCTAAATTGACTGTTGCGGGAACCTTTGCGGTAGGCAGCTTGAGCTTTTTGCGCCAAAAGCGTTCGTAAGCATTCTGCTGCCGCGTTAGATAAATATTTTTGAGATTCCTAGTCAGCTCTGGAGGTAGATCCAATCCGGCAAACTGCCGCAGCAGATCCAAATCCCGTGATGATTCTTTTAAATCACCGCTGCCGTGCCAGTTGACGCCAGCAAAGCGGAATGAATGCATTTCCTCTTCATCAGAGGCACCAGGGGGCTTGATGTTCTTAGAGGCGTTGGCAATAGGCTGAATCTCTTCATAGACTGCTTTGCGAAGCGCTTGCAGCTTGGGTTGAGGCGGAAGAGCCTGCTGATTAATTTCAGCAATTCGCTGGCGGATGCGTCCTTCTGCTAGCCGAGCGTAAGCCCTTTCTTCCGATTGAGATTGTTGTAAAGCAAGTTTGTAAACATTGTCGGCAATTCGCTTTTCTAGCTCCCTATGCTCTGTTTCTGTCAGATCTAAAGGAATGAGAGCAGGAGGTAAGGCAAGCCTGGGTAATTCACCTCGTAACACCTTTCTAGCTTCTTGTCCTTCTGGAGATGCCAGTAAAGGCTCGATTCCTGGCAGTGGAGCTGGTGTCTCATCCCAGATATCGATCAGAAATTCGTCTAGTAAGTTTTGTCTTTGTTGTTCGGCTCTCTTAAGTTTTTCCTGGCGCTGTTGTTCTGTTTCCTGTTCTTGACGAAACTGCTGTCTTTCTAAACGTTCTAGTAACCCAAAGTGTTTATAAACTTCTAAAATGGCTTGATCGCTAGAAAAATACTCGTTAAGATCGTGACTTTTAACATCAGAAATTTCAATGGTGTTTATAGGTAAAAATGAGCGCAATATATCCCCTGCCCCCATTAAGTTGATGTACTGTCCTGGAGAAAGATTGGCTTCAATAAAACCAAAGCCAGGGCTACCAAACGATAACCCTTTAACAGGAATATCCATCTCATTACAGAGGAGAATAGCTTCCTCAATAATTTTTCCTCCAGAGGAATAACCAATAAAATTGGCAGGAATCCCATATTTCTTGTAATAAGCCGCTGCTGTTGCTGCAAGTCTGACAGCCGCAGGATTGCGACCACTGACAATTGCAGTAGATATCATTTTGGAGACTGCTCTAGATGCGTGAAAAATGCCAGTAGGATCGTTTTCGATGGGAACTTCTGTATCAAATTCTGGGTACTCAAAAGCAACTTGATAGTCATCTTTGGGAAAAATGGCTTTAAAAACACCGTTCAGAACTGTTGAACCCTTACCTTTACGACCAAAAAAACCACCAACAATGAAAGTGATACCTCCTTTGTCGCTCAGGTCTAAATCTTTCAGTTCTGCTTCTAGGTCGGGAACCATGTTCTTCGCTATACGAACAGATTCTTTAATTCCCTGCCGATAGCGTTCTTTAGCGAAGTAATAGGCAGTTAGTGAAACACCAACAATCGCTGAACCAATTACTAAGTTTTTTAAAGCTTGATTAGTTTTTTCTTCTGGAACTGGAAACGGTAAGGGTAGGGCGTCTGATTTTTGTGGCAGAAGAGATGCCACTAATCCAGCTAGCGCTGAACTGTAACCCTGTTGCTGTACCTCTGGGTCTTGATAGCCTTTACCCGGTATCCAGACAGGCTTGAGCGGTGCTAATCCTCCTGCACGTTCAAAGGGAGCAGCGCCGTAGTTGATCTGGTCTGGAGTTTTTTTCTGGCAATCTTGGGCGTGGCGAATAATCCAAGCATTGTCGATCAGCCCATTTTGCTCCCACTCAGGTTTCCAGGGCAGGTTGTAACAGCGGTCGTAGGGGTGGATGACTGCTGGTGCTTGCTCAATCGGGTAAACCTGCCCAGCACGGGCAGCACAGAATCCACAAACCCGCTCATCTTGGGTTGCAATCCGCTGGACGTATTCAATGCCATTTTGCTTATAGGTGAAGCGAGTCGCGTTATCTGTTGCGTTGAGCGTCTCCGTGCGGACAATGCGCTCTGCCTGCCCTTTGGTAATCCCAAGCTGATTACGCATCTCCCGCGCCACGCGCTGCACACCCCAACCTTGAATTAATCCCAGTTGAATTAACCCGGTTGCTCGATTGCGAAATTCTTCTGTGTGTTTAGATAAACGGCTAACAGAATCGCGTGCAGCAAAAGCTACTGCCTCAATAGGGACTGTGGCAGTAGCCTTGACAAAAGATTCCCCTTCACTAAGAGCAAGCAGTTCCTCTGCTAAGGTTGTCCCATTCTGGCTAGAGGTTTGTAGTAGTTGCTGAAATTCCCGCTCGTATTCGGCTCGATTGTTGGGGTTAACGAACGAAAGTAAATCCTTCAGTTCGCTTTGAATCAGTAGCGCTCTTTGAGTCGCCAGCAGCGAGTCATTTGCCCCGATTGCGGGGTAAGTAGTCAGCAGTTGCGTTTCCAGTTGGGAATACGAATTTTCTAGTGCTGCATCCAATCGTGTTACAGCACTACTTTCCAGGTCAGCAGTTACTCGGTCGTACCGAGCAACAAGCGTGGCAGATGCTTCGCTCATGTCGCATCATTTGCCTCTTGTTCTTGTTGCTGTTGTGGTTGTTTCTGATTAAATTCATCAGAGCTAAAAGGAGCTGAAGGCATCCGTTTCATGTCTTCTTTCCTCTCCCGCTTGATTAATTCCCATTCAGCATCTGGATCGCTAATGCCTGCCTCGCTCATTGCAGTAGTACGTGATCGCAATCCGGCGTTGTAGTCGTCGCGGTTTACCTGCCTCTCTTCTGGAAGCGGCTTCCCGGTAGCTAGCTTTAGCTCAACAACTGGCGTGTAATTTGGCTCATCCAGCAATAACAAGACGGTGGCAAAAACCTCGCTGAGAGCGGCTTCTACAACCTCCGAGTAACCCTCAAGGCGGGTTAAAAAGTCTTGTTTAACTGTTTCTCGGCTGATTCCTGACAGATTGCCATCATCGGATACCAGCAGGTGCCCTAAGCCAACTGAGCGATAGAAACAGGCGATATCAATATTTATAGAGTCGCCGAAAGTCTGAACGCCGACAGGTTCCCGGTACTGAATAGAAGGGTTCGTATACCCTACAGGATTTCTTGGATCGCCCAAGGGTAATCCCTGAATGAAGGCAAGTTTGTTTGCTCCAAATTCTATTGCTCCAGGCTCAGTAACGAATCTTTCGCCACCAGGAGCGGAAGGGTCTTCTTCCCAGCGCCCCGGCATCTGGGCGTTTAGAATGACCCGCTCCAGAAAACCTGCCATGTTGTTATTGACGCTTTTCATTGTTAACGTCTTGTTGATGCTGTTCTGTGCTTGTTTGGCATCAATACCGAACAAGCAAGAACTGCGTAGCTCAAATATTGGCAGTCGTCCGCCTAAATCAATTGTGTAGGGTTCTTTTTCAGCTTTGCCCTCCTGTACTTGAACTTCGCACTGCCCGTTATCCAGGAGGGTGTATATTTCCTTTCCTTTGCTGTGACAGTAGGTAGCTTTGTAGAGGATGCCGTCGTCATCTCGTTCGGTGATTACTGATCCTGGTGATGGGCAGTGCAAAACGATCCGTTTCCAGGATTCTGATGCTTCTGCGTAGCGCTTAGGAGAATAGAGCCGCAAATATCCTGTTCCCGTTCCGTTACCATCTCCCCGGACAAGCATTTGGGTGACAGCTTCGGCAATCGGCTTTCCTTGATTTGTGTTTTGAGAGACGGCTAGATGCCTTTGCCAATCCCACCAAGATTGGATTAGAGCCTCAGTTTTTGATTCCTCTACCTTCTCTCCGTTAGTCCCTTTCAAATACCAATTAAACGGCTGTCCGATTAAGGCATCTCTATAATGATGAGCCGTCTCGCGGATCAAATTATAGGAGTGATAGACGCTCTGAAGTTGCGCTATGACATCGGAATACTTGGGGTGATTCTGAGGTGGGCGCGGCCCCGTCCAAAACTTGAAAGTGTCTCCGGTGTAATAAGCCCAGTTTTCGTCCATGTCAGTTGAGAAGCTTCTCATTAACTGTCATGGATGGCAATTAAAAAAATCAGGCTTAGTTCTCAGGCCCCGCAATCAAACTACCAGGCATCAAACGACGTTGAGCCTTGGCTTTTATACCCTTCTTCTTGATCGTTATTACTAGCGTGCCAAGCCAAAGCGGCAGCGATCGCCCCATCTCCATGCCGCTGCTTTCCATCGGTGCCGCGTTTGCGTTTGCTATCGGGCACTTTAGGTACGCCACGCTCAACGACAACGCATCTATGGTCAAGCAGTAAGTCAGAATCTTCCGGCAATAGGATTGAACGATCTTCAAGTGCTGACTTGTATTTGGGCATGTTCTCCAAATACCAGTTGTTCGTCAGCATGATTTGGCTGATGCGACTGATACCGTAGCGCTGCATCGCTACCTCAGCCAGATACTGACCATTACCCCGCGCATCGTGAGAGCCGCCAACAAATCTCGGCAGGCGGTCTGCGAGGTAAAACAAAATTTGCTCTTGCTGTTTAAAAGGAACGTTCCGTAGTTCTAGACCGAAAGGGGCTTTCCTCACTAAGTTCGGTTGCTCTTGCAACGGAATGATGTAGGACAAGTCCCCTGATCGCCCAAAGTCCATGCCGTAGGAGGAGCGGAGATGGGGATGAAGTGTGTCTAAAAGGGGCGCGAGGTGAAATTCCAGCCAGTCTTGCATCTCCGAGAAACGCTCTTCCTCGGACTTGAGCGCAAATTCATCCGGCAAGCTGAGACGCAAAACCGGAGTCTCGGCGGACATACATTGCTCGACTAAAACTCTGGGGAAATAAACTCCTCCGCTGCGGCTGGGGATGCAAAAGAGTTCCTCGTCAGCATCATCCCCAAATTCCTCAATGGTTTGTTCCTTCCACTCTGCCTCTGCTTCTGCACTCCACTTCTTCCCCATTACCAGGCAAATGCGCCCGTATAATCCCTCTTCTAGTGCCCGGTTGAAGTCGGTGAAATGTCGTGAGTAGGGAAACTTGCCTTTGATGACATCCTGCTCTAGTTCGTAGTAAGGCTCTTCAATGCCGTTGTAGGTCGTAATGATATGAATATGACTGCCCCATAGTCGGAGCGCTTTACCAGCTTTGAATAAACCTGGAAAATCATCGTGGAAGGATGCCTCATCAATGACTACTCGACCTTGGCGCGATCGCAGATTTCGCGGACTGCTGGAGAGGGCTTCGATCTTGTAGCCGGAGTTAAAGTGAATCCGGAAGACAAGGATACTCTTATCTTCGTCCCCATCCCGGAAAATTTCCTCATCTTCGTCGATTTGCGAAACAGCTATGTTATAGGCTTTTGCCCAATCAGCAGCATCCTCTACAAAGCCCCTGGACATCTCCTTCTCATAGCCAATGTAGTAGGTGTTTTCGCCGTTGGTCTGAGCCGCTGCTAGAGCGCAATCGCTAGCCTCTGTCCAAGAAATTCCTATCCGCCGTGACTTTGTATAGAGCTTAATACCGCTCGTATCTGCCAGCCAGCGCTGCTGGTAGGGCAGAAGGATTTTCGGCACTTCTTCCGGTGCCAGTCCTAGTTCCGAGATTCTCATTGAGCAATTCCTAGGATTTGAGCGCGAATATTAGCGGCGGTTTCGTCGCTCATTCCTTTTGTCTTGAGAGTCGCTGCCACTTTGTCAGCAGTGGCTTTAGCTTTCTCCAGCACTTCCGCCCGGAAGCGCTTCACTGTCACACTAGAGCGATTTAGGGTTGCAACCGTACGCCCCAGTTTATCTAAGGTAAGCTCTCCGTCATTCTCTAGTTCTAGGTCTAATAAGGCTTTAAAGATTTTCTGTTGAGTCAGTCGAGTGAGGGCATCAGCCAGGTCGTTCTCATCGTCGCCGACTGTTTCTGTAATTGCCTTCGCCTGCTCGGTGACTATCTTCAGGCTGTCAAGTTGCTCCTGGAACTCTTTCCCGTAGCGATGGATAGCTGATTTAGAGATAGAAAAACCCCGCTCGTTCAGCCACTCCGCTAGTCCCTGGTAGTTGGAAAATCCGCCGCTTATGAGACGGCGATCCAAATCAAGTCTTATTTCTTCTGGAAGCTGGAGAATTGTTGAACGGCGGGGCATATCGTTGTTTCGCTCATCACCCCAATGATGTTGCCGTTATACTAAGAAAATCAGTTCTTCTTCTGTGCGGCTTCGATGATTTTAGCGGCATATCTCGGATTGATTTTGTATTTCCGAGCCAGATTACCTGTAGTTTCTCCTTCCTTATGGTGCAACCGAATTACGGCATGTCTCGCCGATGCACGAGCCGATCGCGCTGTTGGGAATCTCAGGTAGTCGCCGCCGTACTCGCCGCACAGCTTCGTCGTTGCTACTTCTCCTATAAGAGGGATTAGACGATGCTCGGCTTTAACTTTTTTCGATATATAAAGCTTTTTGCCTGCCCAAATCTTGAGAAGAATCATTGTCTTCTCGAAACCAATTAAGTCAAGCAATTCATCCATCGACGACGGTAGATCTTTCTGGTCAATGGCATTCCAAATTTCTTGTTGCGTCTCTTCTTCCACGACTGTCACTACGTTCATTGGGGGATCTCTTATAAGGTTGCTTTTCCTCCCCCGTTTTATCCAGGCTTAGTTTTTTCGTGGAGTCGGGAGGTAGATTAAATCTATCTTTTGGCTGATTGCGTGTCGTATGTATGAATACTGACTTCATAGACTCTTCATCTATATAAAAAAATCCCTAACCTGCAAAGGCTAGGGGAACATTCTTTATTGAATTTCGTAACATCTAGCCTGCTAATGCTCGCCTAATTTGAACGACAGTTTGCCAGTTGAGGCCTAGAACTTTAGCTACTTCCCTAGGATCTTCTTCCTCATCAAAATCCATCACCGATAGAGCTAGTTGATAAGGTTCATCTAGCAAGGGAATAACAACCTGATAGGATTTTATGTTTTGGTGGATAAATTGCAGGCGATCACTTGCAAGGCGAATTTTGGATGCTGTGGATTTGTTCATTGTTACTCTGCTACGTAGCTTTCAACTTCTTGCTGCAACTCTTCCAACTCAAAACGAAGGTTCGTCAGCTTTAAATCTAAGTCGCCGTTCTTGGCATGAAGCTCGTTGACTTCCTTGTCTAGGCGATCGCGCTCTTCCCTCAACTCTCGAATTTCCTCAAATGCTACTTCTACCCCAATGGCTTCTAAATACTCAGCTAGTTCCTCCGGCGAGGAACATTCAATGAGAGTCGCCAAGGGTGTAACTTTCCCATCCTGACTAACTTGCTTCTGGTAGTTTGCCAGGGCAGCAAGAGAATTATCATCCTCTCGCCTAATTATCTCGACTAATACCGCCCCAACATGGGGTTCTATGACTTGATAGATACCAGGGTAAAACTTGCGAATTCGACATCTTTCTTCTGTGTTACTTTCAGCAAACTCTTTAGCCATCTCTAACCAGCCCACCAGGTCGATGTAGGCGTCCATTTCACTAGCTGTAGTAACTTGGGTGATGTCTTTCTTGACTGCCGTTGATGGCTTCTGTCCGTCACTGTAGAGCTTGTAAGTGAGGATAGTCGCTCTGTCCTTTTGCCAATCATGCCAATTTTCGCCGCTGGCGGGGCTAGGGCAAGACCCCTCGCCTGTCCAATCTAGGCGAATTCCTTGCTCTTGCACTTCAGCGACAATAGCGATAGACCCATGCTTATCAACGAGATAATCTCCTGATTCAATTGCCTTCGCCCAATATTCTTCCATCCAATAATCTTTGTCTGAGAAGAAATCGATTTTGTACTGCCAGTGTGTCAATCCATGTTTTTTGACTGAGCGAACTTCCTTAATCTCAAAACACTGACCATTCAGGGGATACCAGACGATCTGACCTTCTTTGAACTTAGGTTGGCTTTCTAGCTCAACTGCTTTAAGAAACACATAGGGGATAAATACCTTTTTCTCTCTGAGGTTTCGCTTTCCATAGAGGAGAACACATGCCTGGTCGTGGGGAGAGTTTCCTTTAAACTTCTCTACAACTCCCTTTCTGTGTATGTAGTCTAGAAAAGGGCCGCGAACCTGATCTCCGTAAACGACTTCTACTTCTGTTCCGGGCCTAAAGCGCTTGGACAGTGTTTTTGCTAGTTCCTCATACCACTGGCACACAGAAGCTTCAGCAAACTTTTGAGGGGTATCGTACAGGTTTAAAATTTGGCTATTTTTTGTGTTCACATACTCAGAGCGGTAGCCAGTTTCACTGATGACTCCCGTAAAACTAAAATGATGGGCAATTCCTTTAAGATCTGGAGTGAATGAAACGCCCACAGTGAGAGGAACCTGACTGTCAACTTGTACCTCAAAGTCTCCGGTTTCCAGCCACGCAGCAGGCATCTCCTGCTCTTTCTCGTCGGCTTTTGACTTGGAAGATTCTCCAATATTGGTAGTATTCATCTGGACAGTCTTGCCGTTGCGGGTGGCTTTGCGCTTCTGGGGCGCATTCTCCACCCGTTCTTTAGCAATTTGCAAATCCTCAATCTCAACGCCATTTTTTTGAGCTATTTCTTCCTTCGGTTTGTCCGAAGTTAATTTCATAAGCTCGATCTTGATGTTGCGAACTAATTTTTCGTCTACATTACAAAGCCGACCAATCTCTACATTTGACCATTGCGACCACTCTTCATCTTTGAGCGCTCGAATTACTGCTCTACGTTTGTCGGCAGCGGAGCGAGGCAAGCCGTGCCGAGAGTTGGCTTGAAGAGAATGTCGAACTGCATCTCTTTGAGTCCCTTGGTAAATATTGGCAGCAATGGTTTTTTCTTCTCTCTGTTCTTTACTGGTTAGGCGATGGTAGCCATCACCTAACCAGTAATTCAGACCATCAAAAAACAAATCGATAGGCGGCAAAGTTATGCCATTTTCCCAGGCTCTTTTGTACTCCTGCAAAGTTTCTTCGTGGAGTTTGGCGCGGGTTTGTGTTCCACCATCTCTCCTGATGAGCCTAGTGTCGATTTCTTGGTGTTCTACCATCCCCATTTCTCCTAAATGTTAACTTGCAGCACCAGGCAGGCACTGCATTTTCAAGTCCCTCTAGTTGCACGTGGGCGTGACTGGATGCCACAACCGAATATCTCTGCCCCTCGTAGAAAACGCGATCGCCTATTTGAAAAGCAGGCGGTGGGGACTGGTACGGCTTCTTCAACGTTCGAGCCATTTTTTCAAAGATTCAATCAATACAATTCGCTGTTTTTTATTTGTCCATTCCAGGCGCTCTATACCTGTCATCCGTTTTATCCAGACATTCAGCGCTGGTTCGCTCCCATCCTCGGTTTTTCCAGCGTTGTGGAGTTCTATCCATAGCGCTCGGATCTTATCTGTTTGATCCTTGCGCGGTTTATGGCTGGATGCGGGGCTGAGGCGCGTTTTAAATCCTTTGGCTTTAAATGCGTTGAGAACCGCATTTAAGCCTGAAATATCCAAATCCTTACAAGAAGATGCCCCGACTACACCCTGAAGAAATGCTCGATAAGCTTCCTCACTAAGTTTCAATTGCTTTTTAGCAACGTGAATCTTAGCTAAAAGCCGTTTTCTCTCTTCTGCGGGTAAGGATTCGCTTTCCATAGAAGCCCCAATGATCGAAAGAGCTTAGTTGTGGTCTGTACTTCCATTTTCTAGGCTTTGGCTGTAAACTTCCGCAACATCTAAGACTCCCTGCTGGAATAGGAAGGCGGCGATCGCCTGGGTGTAAAGCTCATTAGTATCGAGGTTGTGAGCCTCGGCATACTGTTTAAGGATTTGGTGGAGTTCTTGGGGGATGTGCGCCACCAAACTGATTTGAACGGGGCGCGAGTAATTAACCCCAGACACCTGTGGAATCTGTGGATTAAGGGCGGCGATCGGTAGGGATAGCTGCCCTTCCAAGGCAGGAACATTCCGCTTGAGCCTGCCAATAATTCGCAAAGAAGTTACCGCTCGACAATGAAGCCATTTGCAAACACCATTGATTTCTTCGCTGCTACTTGCCCAGTAGTACCCTGTTTCTGGCGTTGAGCAAACTGCGAATCCTTGGTCTCTTAATTCGGAGACTACATGCCGTAGCCTCCGGATTTTGGAAGGAGTAGCCAGGGTTTTTGTCATCGCTTCTATTAAATCTGCCCCTCGCATCCCTTTACTGGCACCCTGGCAGTAACTTTGCAGGAATGTAATGACTAGCTGCGGGGATATTTCTTCCATCACAGCCCCCCAATCTTCCTGAGGAGGGAAATAATCTTGCTGGAGTCCAGGAATAATATCTCGTAGGTCGGAGTAATGCCGCCATTGTATTGCGGCTTATTCATCCAACCGTAGTCAAATATTTGGGCTTGCAATTCCTGCCCAATGGCATTGTCATCCAAAATGAAGGTTCCATCTAGGAGTGCCGCTCGATAGCGTCGGGGCATTCCGTCAAAAATAATTGAGCTTTGTTGTTTTGGGCGTGCCCACTCAGGCACTTGATTTAGTTCATTTAGTTCTGGCATAGAGCCTCCTAGTAGTTAGAAATCTTTCTGATTTGCCCAAAGGAAAAAATGTGAAGCCGTTTTTTCCAGGTGTTCTCTGTGGCGTCGAAAAAATCTTGGCCCCAGAAAAATAGACAGACAGTATTATTTGATGCACTGATCTCGTGAACCGAACCAATGCGCCCGTTCCACTCGCTATTCGGTTTGGTAACAATCACACGGTCATAGAGTTGAAGCATCTTTAAAAAAGAGGGGAGGACAGCCTCCCCCGTTAATTGGGAGATTACACTGCGTATGGTTGCCCATCCGCTACACCCCAGGTGGGGCGTTTCGACTACTGGGCCAGCAGTCTCATCAGGCGGTGATATTTTTCTGCTTCATTAACTGGTCGTACTTGCCTTGAAGTTCCAGGTAACTTACATAGATGGCTATAGCTGCATCCCCTGCTTTGTCAGGATTAGCAGCGATGAACTTCTGATACTCTTCAAATTGCTGCTGGGAGTCGTAAGATAGTTTTGCCAAATCGGAAGGCATGAATTGACTGAGTTTAAGCACTGGCTATCTCCTTTTTGTTTTTGCGAACTGAACAGATTGTTGTATTAATGTTTGGGTCGTAAATCTGACCCTTTTGCAATTGCAATACTGGGGCTAGAGGCCCAGTATTTCTAACAAGGCGATATTCCGAGCCTTTCCGTCCGCCTCCGTTGCTAGTCAGGAAGCCAGCCCGAATCAAGGCAGCACAGTATTCGTAGGCAAAATCTTCATCAATTTCGGCGCACGTTTGTAGATCAGCTTGAGAAAAGACTTTCAAAACTCGCATCGCCTGCCAGCAACGAGTTTGCTTATCCGGGCTTTTCTGTTTGTTGGGATCTACTACCTCGCCACTGGCTACAATTGGTGCTTGTGCGCCAGTATTGTAGATGAGCTGATATCGGGTTATTTGTCTGCCTGCCCTATTGGGGTTTAATTTCTTCAAGTAGCTGGCTTTCTCCAGCTCTTGAACATACTGCTGAAGAAAACCACGAGAGGCACAATCAGCTAAATCTCGCAAAGTAAATTCGCCTAACTTCTGCATTCTTTGCCAAGTAAGTGTTCTGGGGATGGGATTACCGGGTTTCATCTTGCCCTCCCATCCGGTTGCCATACCGAAGATTTGATAGGCAACTCATCAGGCTGTATCCAGAAATCATTGATTGGGATGCTTCTTGGATGATTTCAGCAGCGATGAGTTCGATTTCTTGATCCGTTAGAGCTGCCTTAGAGGCACTGAAAACCTCTGATTCGTATCCCCGAATCTCCTCCAAAAGATCGTGGAGGACAGAACAAAAAGCTGCTGTGTAAATCCGCCCTACTACTTGTCCTCGCATCGCTCCACCTCTCGTCGATTGATAAATTCTGCAAGCTTCTCGATATCTGATGTCCCATCTATCTGCTGGAGCTGCTGATGACCATTCAAAAGCGACTGATGAATATCTTTGATAATTGGTGAGACTGAATGATTTGCTAGATAACGTTTGCCGACTGGACTATTCAAAGAGAACCAGCGATTGCAATCGCAACATCCCACCTGATTGCCGTGTCTAACTAAGCTGAAATGTCCGCAGAAGAAGTCGTTGATCATTACCGCTTACCTCCTTGGCGTTCTAAGTAGGCGTCCCACTGAACTTTGTTACAGGCTTCCCAGCGCTGGCTCTTGACAAAAGCCTCTACTTTGGCAAGCTCAACAATGATGCGGCGGACTGACCCTTTACATCTGCTGTGAATTTCAGCAATTAAATCTTCCTCAATGCCTACTTCACAGCAGGTTTGCGCCAACGACTTGGCATCACTGATGTCGCAGGGTAGGAACTTCAGTTTCTTTGCTAGTCGGCTGGAGAGTTGTTCTCGCTTTGCAAGTTTTTGATCGAGGTTCTGCATTCCGATCAAAATGACTGGGATGCCTGCTTTGTCGTGGACACTGCGAAGGGTTTCCAGTAAGCGGACATTGTCCACAATCCGGTCTACCTCGTCGATGAAGAGAGGGGCTTCAGCCGCTCTCAAGCGATCAATAACAAGGTCTTCAGTTGCTTTGGCTGAGCGCATTGGTACTGCGCCCAACTCGTGAGCAAGGTCGCCCAACATTGAGTAGGGCGTCCAATTCGATGAAGCCTCTAGATAAATGCCGCTGACCTGGACGGCAAGCCAAGCGATCGCCGTCGTTTTTCCGAGTCCACTTTGACCGTAAATAATACCCATTCTTTCTTTGACACGAGAGGGAAGATTGATCAATTCCTTGTGGGTTTCTGAGAGGAGTCGGATGTTTCTTGTCTTGGCTAGTTCATTTCGCATTTATAATGTCCTCAAAACGTGTGGTTTTTGCCCTCTGGTGTTGGTTGACTCCCGGTGCCAGAGGGATTTTTCATACTGCTAGCTGTTTGTCACCGTCAATGGCGACAACGGCTTCCTGCAAGCGTTCCAAGATCTGCTGAAGCCTGAGGGGCTTCAAATAGAGTTGGATGCCTTCGCCAGCGGCAGTTTCTGTCAGCCAGTACTTCATCCAAGTCACTTCAGACGCTGGAATAATTTGCCCCGCTTCGATTTCCGACCAAAGCGCGTACCAGTACTCGGAATCCCGAATCTGAAACTTGGGCGTGGCTGTTTTTTCGATGGCTTCTAAAGCTGCGAGTTCGCGCTCTAGCTCTTCCTCAGAGGGAGGTTGAGGTAAAGTCGGTTCTCGCAAAGCTTCAACTGCCTCTTGGGCTGCTCGCAAGCCCTTGCTGCTGTGTTCTTCAGATGGCGCGGGGAACGCTGCCAACTGATTTGCAGCTTCTTCTCGGTGGGATAAAATCTGTTCGACGATTTCGCCAGTGTTTGCCCTTTTGGCGATCGCCTTGAGGGCTTTGCGCCCTGCTGAAATCCGCTGCTTCTGTAGAGTTCTAGCAGCGATGGCAACCTCTTTCCGACTGATGCCTGTTCTTTCTGGGCATTCAGCAACGCAGATGAAGCGAAGATCGGAGCCGCCAAATATATAGAGGCGTCCCAAGTCGTGAGGATCAAAGCGCACCTGGACGGATTGCCCGATGAACGCCTCCAGTTCTGGAGAAATGAACCAAGCTCCCTCTAGCTGAATGCCGCGTTTTTGGACTCTTCTCATACCGTTGCCGCCAGGGGCTTCGGCAAGCAGGATATCCAAAGCTCTTTCATCCACTATCGTTCGGATGGATGCGCGGCTGTTGGTCAGAACTTGGAAGGGCGTTTGCTCTTGCAGACCTTCATGAGAGCGGTGCTGGTAATCGTCATCGCACCAGCGATCGCAGAACTGCTGAAATTCAATGTTGCTGATTCGCAGCTCAAGCGTCTTGTCTTTCTGGAATAGGCGATCAGCAAAGGAATGCCGCGCTTCCAGTTCCCGACGTTCAGTAACGTTGTGTCCGACGTAGCCAGGTAAGAGCTTGAGAATGTCGTGAGAGAAAGTTTTGAAAAACCTTTCGATATGGGGTTTCTGCCAGGGATGGAAGGGTTGGCAGAGTTTTTGCTTGATGTCCAGACCAGCCAAAACCCTTAGTAGATGGCGACTGGTGTAGTCTTTACCGTTGTCGGTCTTTACAACTTCTGGGACTCCCCACTCGAGTAACGCACGGCGGAGAAGAGCGGCGATCGCGCTTGCCTTACTCGTCCTGCTTACCAGCAACATTGCTCGGCGCGTGTAGACATCGATCAAACCGACGATGTTATATCGCCCATCTTCCAGAAGGATATCGGCAGGGGTGCTATCCAGCTCCCAGAGCTGATTTGGATACTTGATATTCTCCGAGTAGCGTCCAAAAGCTACCATCCGCTTTGACTTCCAGGCGTCTGGATTGCTAGTTGCCAGAAGGAGATTCTCGTTCTCCTCCCTCCAGCTCGCTACCCACCGCTGGATAGTGCGAAGTGAAGGAAGAATCTCGCGCTCAAATCTGCCTTCTAGCGCCAAGAAGACATCCTGTGTCGAGGCATGGGGGAAGTCGATGAGCATCGCAGTAATTACGTCGCGCACCGCAAAGCGCTCATCAACCTTTGATCTTCCTTTGCGGTGCCCGTGCTTTCCCGCCAGTCGATTGACCCCTTCTTTTTCTAGCTGTTGGCGCTTCCGCTCCAACGTCATTCTTGAGAGATTCTTGGGAAGAATCTCGCGAACATCTGAAGGAATATCAAGTTTTCCAGCCTTGTAGCGGCGACAGAACTCGAACTGGCATTCAATTTTCTTCAACCCCTCGTTGTTACAAAAGTTTTCCCACTCCCGTAGCACGTAAACCCAAGCATCAATTCGCTTTTGGGCTTTTTCGCCTGCGGGAATCTGTGTATCAGAGTCCTCAATAAAGGTTTCGGTTTGAATTGGTTGGGGAGCTACAACTACTGGAGGATTTTCATAATGTTCGGAGCTTGCCGAGCAATGTTCGGACTCAATCGAGAAATGTTCGGAGTTTAAAGCCGCTTGTGTTTCTGTGGGCAAGCAGTCCAGGGAATATTCCCATCCTCCGCCCCGCCCTTGGCGCTTACGTCGGCTGTTAGCACACTCTCTTTCGAGTTTTTTTGTGACCCCTCGCCTGGTGTTTGGCATCCCAGGCAGTCCAACCAAATCTAAAGGAGCGATCCACTGTTGCACCATCACGCCACCTCACATGGTGACTTAAACTCACCCGCTTCTATCCCTTGGCGTGCAGCTTCCTTTTCTATGATTTGAGCAAGCCAATCTTGCTCAGAAACCCCTTGACGGGCGGCTCCTAGGCGAACAAGGTACCACAGCTTTTTATCTATTCTTGGTCGTACTTGTTGGCTTTTTTCGCTGTTTGCGTTCACGGTTCCACCTAATTGTTCGTGCTGTTAGCGGTGTTAGTGGTGTTAGCACTATCATAATGGTGCCAGTGGAACCAGTCAAGTTATACTGAAGCCAAGCAAGAAGAAATGCAGTAGGCAAGCCAGTGACAGCGATCGTCTTCAATTTTGAAAAATTGACCAGACCCCGACCAAACTACACAGCCGCAGGAATTGAGCGGTTGCAGGCGGTCATCCGCGCAACCCTGGCGATCAATTCCTGGTCAACTAGGCAACTGGCAAAAAGAGCGGGTATTTCCCATGTCACCGTTGCTAAGTATGCGAATGGCTCGTTGAGAGAGCCGCAAGAAGACATTCTCAAGGCTCTGGCTCCTTACATCTACAGAGCTACGTTCAGCCAGAACAACATTGAAATAGCCTCAAAAACTTATCAGGATGATTGGGAGGCTCTTTGCACAATCGCAACAGATGAATTTTGTAGCGGTTCGCAAGGGTTTCCAGATCAGGAGGGTGCTATGTCCGATATTGCCAGGATGATTCGGGAGTGTGTCAATTTCAGAAATCTCTCCCAGCAAGAAGTAGAGGCTCAACTGCATGAAATGCAAAAAGCCAAAACAGCTAAGATGTCCGTTGAACGCCTTCGTCAGATTCAATCCGGCGAACATAGCGCTCTGTCTGACGATGAAGTCAGGATCATCCGAGTTTTAGTCGATCCCTTTGAAGATTCAGGCATCTACCGCGAAAGCGAATGGCTAGAAGCGGCAGGCTTGAGAGAAAAAAATCCCCCTGCTCAGCGAGAGCAGAGGGCAGACAACGGAATGTCTAATGGGGTTAAGTGATAGGTTGCCGCTCTTTGCAGTAGCAAATGTAGACTAACAGGTTGAGATCCTCAACTTGAGTGATTTCTATATCGGCGTTGTAGAGCCTCTCTTCAGCCCTACATAGTAAATCCCGCGTAGGATCGACGGTATAGGAGCGGTATTCGTAATCACGAAGGATTGTTCGTTGTCCTTCCGGCGCTGTAGAAATCTCTTTCATCAAGGCTTCATGCCGCTTCTCAAATTCGGGACGATCGAAAAGCAGTGTCACGTCGTCACCGTGCCATCGGGGCGCGATTCGTCCCGAAAAATCCGTAACTTGGGAACTGGTCAGGATGCAGCGCTGAGGCTGTCCCCAGTGCCAATTGTGCGGAATCTCGACAAAATAAGCTGGATAGTCCGAGTTCAGGGCTATGCGTAATAAGTCAGCATACTTGCAACTGTTTGCTGTTGTTGTTGGTAAGATCATATTGGGTTGCACCCCCTCATAGATTGAAGGAGAGGAAACCGAGCCAAAAAGGAATCCTCTCCTTTTAAATATTAATCTTCCAGTCAAGCCCAATAAAGTAGCGCTATCTAAGATGAAGTGGCGTTGTTCCCAAAGTTTGTCTAGGTTGCTAGTTTGAGAGCAATCTACGATGAGCGCCACTTCTCCATCTTCTTGTTGCTCTCTCCAGATATCACAAAACTCCAGAAGCTCCTGACATTCGCTCAGAGAAATCAAGTTTTTAATCGCTTGCAAAGTTAGGGCTGATTGGCTCATCATTTTTAGTTCCAAGTTCCAAGTTCCAAGTTCTTGTTTTTTAGTTCCAAGTTCCAAGTTCCAAGTTCCAAGTTCTTGTTTTTTAGTTCCAAGTTCCAAGTTCCAAGTTCCAAGTTCTTGTTTTTTAGTTCCAAGTTCCAAGTTCAGTTCCAGGTTCTTGTTTTTTAGTTCCAAGTTCAGTTCCAGGTTCTTGTTGCAACTACTTTCTATTTATTGCTTTACTCTGCGAAAAAATCCAGATCCACTGGTACCATTACTACACTAAACTCTAGAATAATTTTCTATCTACATGAATAATCCAAAATCAAAACCACCTCAAAACAATGCCCAAAATCAAGTAGTTACAGAACTAGCGGCAATGCGTCAGGAGTTACAGGAGATTAGGAAAGAAGTCTCTATATTAAGAAAAAACCTGACCAGCTCTGTAGCTTCAGGAGTTGTCTTAGGCTTCTTAATTATTGCTGGTATTGGTTTAGTTCTCCAGCTTCTCCTAAATCGATAAAATTTAAAATAAGTTCACTAAGTTGTAGTGATGAACTACGAAGACTTATTTCTGTGGCGCAGTATTTGTGAGCTTTTAGTTGAGAAAAAGGGTTTCGCCGATCCAGACGAAATTCTTTCTGCTGTGCCTGGTGCTGTCCATCTTATTAGTTTCGATCGCACTCACCGCCAAGCGCTCTGGGATGCTTACAAAATCCAGTTGATTATCTGGGATAATCACCCTCGCAGATACCAATACCAGGGCTGGAATCTCAAAGGTAACTGGGAATTTAAGATAGATTTTCTGGAGCAAATCTACATCTTTGGCAAAGACCCAGACTTCTTACCTAAGATTTGGCTAGAGAAGTGGCAGCGCAAGCAAGAACAAAAGCGCCAGAAAGAAGCCGAAAGAGAAGAGAGGTGGCGACAGTACCACATCAAACGACAGGAAGAACAAAACGAGCGTATGCGACAGAGGGTTAAGGAAAACCGCTGCCCTCATTGCGGCATTCCTCAAATCGCTCTGATGCTCGATTGTCTAAACTGCGGCAAAGCCTACCAAATCTAATACTCCTCTTCCCAAAACTCCTCATCAACAGCTTTAGGAAAGTTCGATTGATTTAGAGGCGCTGATTGAATTCTCGCCTTCTGCTTTGCATTGCTGCGATTCAAACCCAGCACACCTGGCGGCGTATAAACCACCGTGTCATTAGCATTGAGTCGTCCAATCGCGTTCCCGATCGCCGACGACACCGCCACAATCAATCCCACTGTCATTGACGCTGACAGCTTCTCCCCCGCCTCAACTTCTTGAACGTAGGGATAGACCGCCGCTGAAACCAAAGACACTAGCGACCAAAAGGAAGAGGTAGAAAAGTAATTTTTTACTTGCATCAGGAGTACTTAATTTCTAAAGGAATAGTGTCGATACCAGCCGACTTCGCCTTGTTCAGCAGCGGTACGACCAAGGAATCAAATGAGTGCCGATTCTGAACAACAATGCAGCCAGCACTGCCAGGAACGTTGCCATCAAAGTGCAAGCCAATGTCGCTACGTCCGTACTCCCGCATTAGGAACGGCAAGATGGGGTAAAACATTCCCTCTACTCCCTTTTTTGGGATGTAGATGCCGTTGGTGCTGATCTGTAGATTCTTTGCTGGGGGGCAAGGGCCGCGACCGCGACTAGAGAAATTCGATGCACTCTGATAACCGGAAGCACCACTGGTAACAACGACCCTTAAAAGCTGCTGCCCCGACTCGTTATAGAAGGTGAGATTGCCTAGCAATAACTGAGGCGATCGCCCCAGCTTCATCTCAAACACCGCTAACTTCGGCAAATCCGATGGAGGCGTGAAGATACTCAAAGGGCGTATAGGGGCATCTCGCCAGCGCTTGGCAAACTCTTCTAAAATCTCACTGTTGGTTTGCGACTGGAGCCATTGCAATGCCGCAGTCTGGTGAGGTAGATCTTGAAAATATTGAGCTGCCTGGGTCAGTTGAATTGATGCGTTACTATCAAATTTCTGCGGTGAGGTTTCTTCGGGAGCCTCTTTTAATAGCCACCATATAACAGCCGCTGCGCCTACCTGTTCAGAGCAAGCGTGTTGGTCAAATCGACCATCAGCAACGAATTTGCCTTGCTGATACCAATTTGTACTACTCCACAAATAAGGAGTAAAAATCTTTTTAGTCCGATATCCAAACCCGTTGTAAAGCTCCAAACGCCAGAGCTGTGCAGCGATATCCCACTGTTGTGCCTTTTGATGATTCTGCATCATCAAGGCGTCTACGGCAGATTCCTCGAAGCTGTAGCTTATCCCGTTATTGGGAGGCGCGGTTGGTCTCCCCGCAGGCACTCTCACAGTCCGACTCTTTAGGGAATCCCCATTGTGAAGATGTGCCTCAGCAAAGCTAGATTCTAGGCTATGTATGATTCCTGGAAAGTACCAGGGCATGAGCGGGTTTACCGCCTTCGCAATCTGCTCGTAGCGCTCCCTTCCTTCCTGAATCCTGGTGCAAGTCGATTGGATTCGCCCGATCCAGTTAGAGCGGATTTTGATCTCCGCAAACATCTGCTCATATTCCGGACGCAATTCACCCAGTCTGTAAGACATTTATAGAATGAGAATGCAGTTCTTCCCCTCAATCAAACTCCACAAACCTAGAAATTTTCAGTCTGCGTTTTCTAAATAAGTCTGTCTAAAGGCATACGCCTAAAGAGGGAATAAAATAGAAGTTATCTATCTCCCATCTTCCTATGCCACCAAAAGCGATCCAGCCAGGACTGCTGGTAGTCCCCAGTCTTCTCAATTTCACCCTGATTCCTGTGCCAGGAAGCCTAACGTCCTACAGAGTTGTAGAAGCTGACGAGAAGGTGCTATTGATCCAGCAAGTCCATGTATCTTATTTCAGGTCTTCCTCTGATCATTGGCGAGAAGAAAAAAGTATCTTCGGACTATCCGAAGATACTGCCTGAATACCAAGATCTGGAAGTAGACTAACCAACAGCTCAATGACCAAACGAGTGCAATGGTATGGGTGCCCCTATTGCACCAGCAGAGATTACATCTCCAGGAAAACTGACGAAATAGATTGTATCCGAATCAGTTTTAAATGTAATGCTTGCCACAAGGAATTTTTCACAGAGCCGTTGCTGTTTTGGCTTGAAAAACCGCAGTATGACCAAACACAGAATTAAAAGACATTTGTATCTAGAAAGTCACTGGGGAACATAAACCGAACCTCCCTTTGATTTGATGTGTGGAAGGTTACTTCTTATCTAATAGCAAGTGACACCACGCACTTAACTCTAATCCCGCGCCTATAGCGGCAATTTGCGCTGCCTTAACTTCTGGTAAGGGGATAATTCCCAGTACCCAGAAGGGAAAAAGCACGATCATGAAGTATCCCACACGCCCAAGGGTGCCGAGAAGGACGCTGTGTGAAAGCCGGGAGCGGTGAGGGACAATTTTTTGATAGGGAATCCACAAAAATTTCAAATAGCCCCAACGAAGAAAGGGGCGGCTGTGGATATCTAAATCGGGAGAAAGCCACAGTCCACCTATCAGGTAAGAGATGCCAACTACGATTCCTAATTGGAGTGTTGTCGTTGCCGCTACAGCCCCAGCAACAACCGGACAAGATAGCAAAATAGCGCGGTCGTGAATGACGCCAGAACTCATAGATGGTTTAAAAGTTGACTAAGGTTTACGGTCTGTTGGTGGCAGAAAACGACTGACCTTTGCCGCCGCTTCTTTCGCAGTAACCACGCCATCTCGATCGCTGTCTAGCCCAGCGTTCTGCCGATAGGCAATCGTTCCCCTAGTGAAGAGGCGATAGTTCCCACCGTTGCCGACAGCAGCAGGGTAGAGGACAGCCATATAAGTATCGATTAGGGTGTTAAGCTGCCCCTTAAACGGGCGTAGATATCGCTCTACATAATCAAGCTGCTCAATTCGGCTCATTCGCGCAAGGGCAGCAGTTGAAGTTCCCAAGCCCCTTGCCGTAGCAGGCATGAACTGAATCAATCCGGTGGCATCAGAGCCTGCTAAGTTTTTTTTGCTAGGGCTAAAGGAGCCGCCACTCTCAAAATGCATGACTGCAAATAGATATTCAGGTTTGGTTCCCAGGCGATGAGCGATCGCTTGGGTCTTTTCAACAAATTCCGTATCCGAAGAGATCGCAGAAGGCAAGGTATAGGTTGCCTCTTGGTAAGACTGAGGAATTAAAGAGAATCGTTTCAATACGTTGTGCAACGAGTTGAGGGCGATCGCTCCCACTAACCCCAGTAAGATCAAATCGCCCAAATAGTCAGGTGAGGAGTTAGAGCGCCTAGCCCATTGTTTTAGGCTCATTGCGTATCTTCCATGTATGAGACAAACTCTTCGTCAATGGCATCCCAATCCGGGACACTGTTTTCATCCTGACCCTGCCACTCTGGATGTGCGTGCCATATCAGGCGCACAATTCTTAAATTTTCTGGGGAGTAACCCAAGTCCCCCACCATTTCAGGAAACTCGTAATGATGCACCCCTTCAGAGTCTGTATATACCTCACAAAAGCCAGTAGACAAAACGGCTTCAACTTCTTTGCTTATCATTGACCTTTCCTCACAAAAGCAAAGTAATTTTCAATCAGTGGCGCGGTGTGGGCACGATCGGTAATCCTTGCCCCCCAGTTGTCGCCTTGGATTTTGTGAATCTGAGCGTGGACATGATCACCATTACTGCGTCCAGTTGATCCTTGAATCCCCATCGCGTGACCCTTAAGCACCTGGTCGCCCTCTCTGACTAAAGGCTTCTCCATGTGAGCTATAAGCCAGCCGTAATCTTTGCCTTCGCAGGCAACCTGCACTATTTGTCCTGCCCCTCTGCCCGTTGTTAAGTTGCCACTGACACCTTGAAACCAAACTCGGTTAACAACCCCTGTGCAGGGACTGGGAATCTCTACAGAAGTTGAACCATTGCGGCTTAGGGTAAAGTCCCAGCTACCAGGGGGAGAGTTATCGATTAGAAATGGGGTAGCCACTTTTAAAGCTTCAAAAGAGGTTGTTTTAGCCAGTGACGATCCAGTTTCGCTGGTCATTAGCTTGGGCAGTAACTGCGGCGGCGCAGGTACTGGTAAACGAAGTTTGAACGCCAAGACAATTAGCAAAACAACTGCGATAAATCCCTTCAGACTACCGACTTCTTCTTGAGCATGGTGACGGGCGATCGCGCTAATCGCTTCCTCCAGCGTCTTCTCCGAAGGAAACCCATTGGGGTAGTCCCGCCGAAGCTGCTCAATTATCTCCTCACTCGTTATTCGGCGGGGCATGGAACATCCTCCATCTTTAAAGTCCCGCCCAAATCCTTTGCGGTTTTGGCTAGCGAGGTCTGGTAAGTTTTGCAATCAATTTTTGTCTGCTCTGCTTCACTGGTGCCAGCAGACAACGGAATCACGCGACCGTGAGGAGTTTTAGGGGCGGGACGATCTAGCCCCTTATCGTTGCTGAGGTAGGGTGAATCAGGAATAGCCTCTATTGATTGATAAATCCTCTGCGCTGTGGCTTTGGCTTCATCAATTCCTTTGAGCATTCCTACCATCTTTGTCAAAGACGGGAGTATGTTTGTCCAGACCAAGAAGCAAAATACTCCAAAGCAAGCCGAAAGGTTCCAAATCGTCCGCCCCATCAAATCCTCCTAGAGTTCGTCAAGGGTGACAATGCCATCGCCGTTACGGTCTTGGCTGACCACGCCGCCACCGTTAATCTGGGCAGAGCGCAAGGACGCACTGACCGGATTGACGCTACTCTCAAAAGAGCGCACAGGCTGTACGCTCCCCTGACCAATCGAGTTAACTGAGCTAGGTAGTGTAGGTAGAGGAACCTCAAATCGAAGCTTCCCACCTGTACCAGAATCAAGGCTGCTAGCATCTTTTCCATTGCGAAAAGCTGGAAAAGTTCCCATGATGAACTCGTGCAATCCTCCGGAGATTGCCGCACCAGCATTCCGCCCCACATCCTGTGGGCGTGATACATCTCCGTCAGGCTTGAGGCTGCGAGTAATCAGTCCACCCGCAAATTGGCCACCACCGTAAATAACTATTGCGGTTCCTAAAAGTAATCCAGCAATTCCTTTTCCGTCCATTACTCTTCATCCTTTTCTAGTCGTTGTTTTGCGATCTCAACAGCATTCCTCCAGGCGTCCGCGACAAACCTTGCATACCTAGGCGATCGCGGGCCATAAGGAACACCGAAGCCCTGACAGACTTCCTCTTTCAGCGGCGATTTTATCTCCCCTGCCACGAAGCGGTAGGCAAGGGTTTCAAGCCACTGTTTCTTTTCAGAAGTCCAAATACTTTTCCACCAAGCTAGGTCTGCATCTTGGGGCTGCTTGGTTTTGATTTCCCAGGTAGGAGCCATTGAAAGATCTGGAATGACTTGAATGGTTGCTCCCCTGCCCGGAATTTGAACACAGGCGACTCTTACTTTCTGCTTGAGTAAGGTTCCTGCTTCTTGGGCAAGTTCCTTGGCTTTGCTCTTAGAGAGCCTGAGCAACGCATCCGAGTCTGCTGCATCATCTCCACAGATCGCTAGAGCCATATTGCGCCGTGTATCCTCGCTGATGTCCGCTTCGCCAACTGCTAGGGCTTGTCCAGAGAGCAAGAACTTCCATCCATAGCCAGCGGATTCGTAAAGGAATTTGGCTAACAATCGGCTAAACTCGCCGTCCTTTCCTTTCCCGCCATTACAAGCTTTGGCGGTGGAGTTGAGTTCGTCGATCAAAATAATGCGCTTGGGCTTGTTAATCCCCAGCTCTTTGCGTCTTTCTAGCTCCTCGTCTTCTGCTAAGAAGGCTGCCATGATATCTTCCGGCTTGCGCTGCACGTAGCTGCGAGGCAGGCGCATCCAGTCGTTCTTCCGGCCTGTTACTGGGTCAGGTTTGAGATAGTGAATATCCCAAATCCGAAGTTCCACGTTTGAATCTGCTTTGAGAATTTCTTTCAAAATCCAGAGCATCAAAAAGGTTTTTCCTGCTCTTGTACGCCCCGCGATCCAGGCGTGAGGCGCTTTGAGAAATTCCTTAAGCCAAGTTACAGCAAGGGTCTTTTTCTCCAGAGCCGTTTTTACCTGGGCTGGTGCAGTGTTAAGCCAGACAACCTCAGCGGTTTTCTTTCCTCTCAGAACAGCCCAAGACAGACCGCCAGCGATCGCCGTCCCCAGCGACTCGTTAAAGATTTGCCCCGTGATGATTGCTGTTTCTGCAAAGTCTTTTCTAAAGGCATCAGGGCGCAAATCAATTAGGGCATTGCCTGCACCATCGTCGGCGCTGAGGATTAACCCAGCCATAAGAATAGAGCTACCCATCATAATCAGGTAAAATTCCCGGTTCCGGATGGGGTTTTTACCATGATCAATCTGGTAGCCAGCCTGAGCCTGATTGAGGTACGGATGAAATCCGCCGATGTAGCTTTCACTTTTGAGCGAAACTCCCCAAAACGTCACAGCGCTAGCTATAGAAGCAACAAAGCCAAGAATGGCGAGGTGCTTTGCTTGGTATCTATTTGGGTAAGCCATTGTCTTTTTCTTCCGGCTTAGGTGAGGCAGAAGGTTGTGGAGGTACAGCCTCAGAATCAGAAATGCCCAGCTCTCTCAACTTTTGCTCGTGAGTGCGGCGTCGGACAACTGCACCAAGCCGCCACATATCAGCCATGTGTCGATTCAACTCGGCTGGGCGGATAGTCTCCTGGACTACGTTATTAGCGGATGGGCGCGACGGCAACGGACGAAGAGCAACCCCAGAGCGCTCCATTGCTTTGATTAAGTCATAGGATGAGGGGCAGGCATACTCGCTGCTGGCGCATACAGCCTCAATAGCCATTGCTGCCTGTTCCTCTATTTCAGGATTGTTATTAGGAATTTCAACATCCCAGATGATCCGCAGGGCATCTAGCACAGCGAAACTATCAGCGAGTAGCGGCAGAAGAGTTTTCTGATGAGCAGCAGTGCCGCTAAATTCACCAGAGTTGATCAGCAGTTTTTGCTGTTCTTGAACTTGCCGATACACTTCTCTCAGCAAAGTAATATCTCTGGGAATGCTATTTCCTTCCAGCTCTTTCTGAGACTTGCTCAACATAAAAGCCCTACGGGCATTCTTAGCATTGTCTACCAAGCTCTCTGTTTCTAGAAGTGCCAGTCCCAGCGCTTCGTCCCTAGCTTGAGTAGTAGCGTCGATTTGTAATGAGGGAATTTCAATTTCAGCAGGGGAAGTAGAAGGAGTAGGAGTCGGCTGCTGAGTTTGAGGCTCTTGAACTTGAACGTTTTGGAGCTGCTTAACTTCCCGCTGAGGGCGGTTAAGCAGAATGCTGCTGACAATCCCCAATCCCGCAAGTCCTACTAGTACAGTGAAAATTCGACGGCGATTAACGTCTTTCGCCTTCAGTGCTGAATCTACAAGTTCTTTGTGTTGAGAAGTAACGTCAACGGGTTCTTGTTCTTCTGGTTGAGGTTTTCCATTACTTTGAGCAGAAACCTCTTCCTCTTCCTGCGGCTCCCAAATTTCAAATCCTTCAAACCCTCCCATCATGGCAAAAGCCTCGGTTGCAAATAGCGGTTGTTTGGTTGCAGGCTCAACATGGAAAAATCAGTGGTTGAGCCTGGTTGCTGGTTGTTAGATGCTACGAACCCAGGCGATTCTGGCCCGATAGCGCTGCGTAGGCTTCCGAAAGCCTTGCTGCTTGCTCTGGCTCTATTTCAGAGCGCTGAAGTTGCATCAAGATAGCTTCCTCTGGGGTTGTTGGAATCTTCCGCTTTCCCAGAAACTCAGCCACCAGCAGGGTAGCGGCGGAAGCTAATCCAGCCCCCGTTCCTATTTGGTAGGCGATCGCCATCATTCGCTCTTCGGAAACAGACTTTTCCAATGCAGGCAAGACTAGGAGCTGCATCGCAACAGCACTGCCTACAACTCCCGTCGCTGCTACACCTAATGCTTTTACTAAGAGGTTCACGAACATTCTCCTTTGGAGTTCTAGGCAGTTGCAGAGGAGGGTGCCTTCTCTGAAGCCGCGCCCTCTAGCGTCCTCGCATCGGTCGAGAAACCATCTAGTAAGTTTCCCTCGTCATACCCAAGGATGTTTCCTAGCAGGCACGCTTCCACGAGTCGCTCTGATTGACGGACTTTTTCCTTGACTTCTGGGGAGTGAAAATTCCCCGTTGCCAGATATTGGGCAGTGCGGACGTTTTTGGTGATAACTAGTCCTGCCGCCTGTTTCTCAGCACTGCGATCGATTAGTGCAAGCTGATCTTGCCGCATTTCCTCGGCAGTCTTGGCACCTTCCTCATTGATTTTTTCCGTATAAGCCTGCGTCTTAGAATTTGCCGTGACAGCCCGTTCTCCGGCACGGTAACGTTTAATTGCTTCACCTGGCTCTCTAATACTTTGGGCAGTCATTAAGGAATCGATCTCATCAATCTCTTTACACTGGTTTTTTGTGAACGGCTCAGAGGCTCCAATACCCTCTGCGATTGCCTTTCCACGAGCCTTAGAAACAACCTTTTTACCTTGAAACAGTTGAGCAATCGTCGTCATAGCTTTCCTCGGTGAAATTATATTTATTGCCGCCACACCTAAGGTGCAGCGCGTACTTGAGCAGTTTTTTGTATTCAGAAAGGGAAAAGAAATCAGCGTTTGAAGAGATTTCTAAACAGTCGCACCATCGCCAAAAAGTGGATTGGTTGACTGTCCTTTGTGATACTCCCCACCGTTTGAGTGAAATGTCGGCAATCACTTTCTTCTTGGGGACTTGTGTTTGGATACCATGCATCTTGCATTCAAATTTCCATGCACCTTGCATAGAGGCTTGTAAACATTAAAAAGCCCCTCAAGTTGAGGGGCTAGGTGCAAGAGCGGTAGTATTGTCCACTTCAGCCGTTAGTCTTCTTCATGATCGTTCACCAGAAATGTGTTGTCATTTTTGCTGAAAACTAATTCCTGTTTAAATTCGACAACATAGACCCTTGTTAGTTCGTACTTTTCAGCTCTGTCATCAAATAGGCAGTTAACTGTTTGAACTTCTTTTCTGCCTGAGTTGCAATAGTGGATAGTCCCAGTGATAGTTCTAATTTTCATAGGTGTTAGTTCCACTTCAAGCAACTTGGCTTTCTGTCTCTGCTTTTTTTTCGCGCTCCCACTTTTCGTCCAGGAGCTGGCAGGTACGCTGTACCAGATCGGATGGATGCCTAAATTTCTTAGCTGTAGAGCGGAAGCCCCAAGCTCTCACCGTTGCCTCAGTGAGATGCAGTTCATTTGCTAGCTGAGTATATGACAAGTTCCACTTTCTTAAGAGAGCGATCGGGTGCATAATCAAATTGCCTCCTTTGGGGGTAAGCGATCGCTTGCGATATCTGGTGGATGGAGCGGCGATCGCTTTTGCTTGTAGTTTACTCCCAAATGGGAAAATGGGAAAATTACCACTAGAGGAATTTTCCCATCAATGCCAAAATTAGGGCATGGAAGATACTGAAGAAATCAAACTAAAGATAAACCCTGCTCTAAAACAACGTTTTCAAATTAAGTGTGCAGAACGGCGCACTAAGATGAGTCCAGTCTTGCGAGACTTCATTCAGTCTTGGTGCGAGGCTGATTCTAACGAAAGTACCTCATCCAATCTGGCGGCTGAATTCCTCAAAAAAGTAGCAGCGGGAGAAACTCCAGATAATCGCGAATTTGTAGCCTTAGCCGCTGAGTTGGGTATAAGTACAAGAGAGCTAATGAAAATAAAGAAATCCGAAAACGGAGTGAAAAATGGGATCTAATCTTCTTTGGCAGACAATTCGCCATACAGACTGGAAAGTCTCCGTCGATTTTCAGTCCCGGACTCTCAAGATATCTAACCTCAAAAATCCTAAAGAGCATCAACAGCTTTTAGATAAGCACCTTGAGGAAATTGCCTTGTGGGCTTATCGAGTAGGTTGCCAGCAAGCGTTGATAGGGAATTATCTAGAGATTCCGGTAGAGATGGTTACTACGTCAACCAATGAGGCTGAAGGTGATCGCGTCATCGTTCAACCGGAACGCACTTTGATATCTTCCCCCAGGTCTCGCACAGAAGAATTAGAGATTGAGGCAAAGTCCGCTCCCAATCCCGTAGGTTTTGCAAGCCTACGGAATGGCAAGATCCTCTACATGAATCCCAAAATGCCTTCCTTCACAGGTTTGCCCTTTGATGAGATCGCACCGCCCGATATTAGAGAGCAGTTCCAGTCACGCTCAGGCTTGCAGCCCGACGACCTGGACGCCTTCAACTCGCGACTAGAACAAGACGGCGTAATCAACGGCTTCCTAACCGCCTTCCGCACCAACGGCGACTTCGGGCGATTCTGGGGAAAGTTCAGCAAAGAAATTTACAACGGCGTCCCCATCAGAAGATCCGAGTATCACCACTTCGAGCTACTCCAAGCCTGCTGCTAACGAAACAAATAAGCCTGAATATCACTAGAAGGTCTAGGTAGCGTTAAACTACCCAGACCTTTTTAGCAATGTTAAACCCAAGCAAATCGTCCATACTGACCGACCACCTTGCAAATTGGATCGCAGCGATCGCGACAGCGGCAACCTTAACGACACTCGCGACAGTCAGCAACACAAACAATCAAGTAGCCCGGTTAGAAGAACAGAATAAAGCTATCAAAGAGCAGCTCAATAAAATCGAAGTCGCAGTGGAGCGACAATCTGCTACGCAAACTTCGAGCGCACAACTAATAAGTCAACTACAAATAAAAGTCGAGTCACTAGAAAATAGAAGGTAGCTTATTGCAAAATATACTCAGTAAGAATAGGCTGATTAATCAATCTATTTGTCATAGTCGCGACAACATTAATCAATCTATTTGTCATAGTCCAAAAGCGGTAATCCCTTGAAAGGACGCTATACCAACACTTCCCGCTAAGTTCCAAGAAGTCTCGAATTAATCAATGTAAGTGTCGCCCTACATATGATGCAGCAAATCTCCCTGAGGAAGTTGAGGAACACCAGCTGTAGCAATGGGGTTTTGCCAGGGACGGTTATTTGCCTCATACTGGCACTGGTTTCTCAGCGCCACTCCCATCATGTCTAGTGCCTCACTGTAGTAGCGATAGGCAAAGCCCGGATCAAATACAGCGCGGATTTGTACACCCTGTTGAGCGGACACTTCCAAAAGGTTCACGAGCGGCTGCTCAGAAAAGACAAACAACGCCAAGTCAACGCTTTGAGTAGCTGTACTCAACGTTTTGCCAATTAGACCGTTACTGCTCTGACTCCAGAGTAGGGTAGCAGAGGCAGGAGAAAATTGTGCGGTAACAGTGACATCACCGAGGGTAACTGGCTGTAGCGCTCGCATCGGCTTTTTGACACCAAATCGACTATCAGGCTGCCCTGCGAGTCCATCGCCCCACATAAGATTGAATTCTTCGGTAAACTGAACGGCGAGTTCTGGACTGCTAATTTTCAAAAGATTGTTGGCATTGCCTCGGCTTTCCGCCACACTGAGATCGCCGTGGATGTCGCTACTTGTAAAGTTTGCACTGGTAACAATCAGCCGACTGTTATCAACAATGACAAACTTGTGATGCATTAATCCAGTGCCTTTAGAGCCGTCTGCCGTATCGTCAATAACAGGAATACCAGAATTACGGAGCACAACCAAAGCATCTTTGGTGTTGATTTCCTCCGGACTCAGTTGACCATCGTCATTGCTGTCTACTAACTTGCGAAACTCGTTGTAACGCGATCGCTCCCTTTCCGGCAATTTTTCTACTTCAGCAGCGGTGTATTCACTCCAGGGACGACTGTAGGTATTTTCGAGAATCACTCTCACCTGTATCCCAGCTTGATGACGCTCTACTAACGCCTGAGCAATTTTGGGCAGACGTAACTCCTGCACCGCAACATCTACAGTGGACTCAGCCGAGGCGATCGCTTCTACAATGAGCGCCTCCAAATCATCCCCTGAACGCTTGAGTTGTCGATAAGAATCTGTATACTCCGCTGATTCTGCCTGATTAAAGTAAACCTGTACAAACGTATCTTGAGGCAGAGGAGCCGGACGCTGTAGTTGGGAGCGGGCTTGTTGACACCCTGAAAGCAGTAGTGTTAGCAGCAAGGCGCTGCAAACAGACAACCGAGTTGGAGAACGTTGAGACACAAGCGTTGTTTGATAGTGAACCAAGGAATGAATAATGAAGATTATTCCTCAATCATTATTCCCATTTGCCTTAACATAAACACCAAGTCTACGAGTCTGGTTTATCTGTTGCGGCAGACTCCTAGCACCACAAGCCGTCATCTCCCATGAGGTTTATAACATTAGTAAACCGGGTATTTAGATGAAGTATGAAGGAGGTTATTGGTTCTCCCTATCCCCTGATCTCACGACTGAGAACTCACAACAACAGACAACGGACAAGCCAGCGCTATATCCTAAAAGAGATAGCCCGTTGCGAAATTTAAGATGCAAATTTATCTGGATTATAGTGCCACAACACCAACGCGCCCAGAAGCGATCGCTGCGATGCAAAAAGTTCTCACACAACAGTGGGGTAATCCCTCTAGCCTGCATGAGTGGGGACAACAGTCAGCGACGTTAATTGAACAAGCGAGAATGCAGGTAGCAGGACTAATTAATGCCGCTACCTCCGAATCAGTGATCTTTACCTCCGGTGGCACTGAGGCGGATAATTTCGCCATCATGGGTGTGGCACGTTCCTACCAGAAACCCCAGCATTTAATTATTTCCAGCGTTGAACATTCTGCGATCGCCGAACCAGCTAACTTATTAGAGCAACAAGGGTGGGAAGTGACGCGGCTACCAGTAGATAGCCAGGGACGAGTCAACCCAGAGGATTTAAAAAACGCCCTGCAAGCCAATACCGTTTTAGTCTCAGTCATTTACGGTCAAAGCGAAGTCGGCACCTTACAACCGATTGTAGAACTGGGAGAAATTGCCCGCGATCGCGGCGTTTTGTTTCATACCGATGCCGTCCAAGTTGCCGGACGTCTGCCGATTGACATGCAACAGCTCCCCATCGATTTGCTTTCGCTTTCCAGCCATAAAATTTACGGCCCTCAAGGAGCAGGAGCGCTTTATATCCGTCCCGGCGTGAAATTAGTTCCCCTCTTATTAGGTGGGGGACAAGAGATGAAACTGCGTTCCGGCACCCAAGCTGTGCCAATGATTGTCGGTTTCGGCGTGGCGGCGGAACTTGCCGCCGATGAACTAGCCAAAGAGACACCTCGACTAATCGAGTTACGCAACAAACTCTTCGAGGAATTGGCAGATACACCCAATCTAAAACCCACAGGTTCTCGGTTGCACCGCTTACCTCATCACGTTAGTTTCTGTATAACCAACACAGACAACACAAGCATCACAGGTAAAACCCTGGTGCGGCAACTTAACCTAGCTGGCATTGGGATCAGCGCGGGTTCCGCTTGTCATAGCGGGAAACTCAGCCCTAGCCCCATCATGCTTGCCATGGGCTACAGTGACGTAGAAGCCCTAGGAGGAATTCGCCTAACCCTAGGACGTGAGACTACAGAAGCCGATGTAGAGTGGACAGCAATGGTTCTCAAGCAAATCCTCAAGCGACTGATACCCAAAGCCGCCTTATCGACTGTCTAA